CTAGAGTTGTAACGGAACATGCCGTTAACAGGGCTGCCGTCACGCTGGGCTGTAGTGCCGCTAGGTACTTTTACAGAGCCTGTGCCGCTAAGTGTAAGATTTACAAATGAAGGACTATCGGTAGTTGCTACGCCTTGGTTCAATGCTTTAACGGACGCAATAGCTGTTAGCTCGCTGTCCATCAAGGCACCAGCGGCTGTTACGTTAGCTGTGTCTGTTACGTCTGCGGAGGCTTCAATAGCGTTAAGTTTAGAATGGTCAGCGTCAGTAAACACATTAGAATCTGTTGCTGCTTCTACTGCTGTGCGAATCTCTGCGTCTGTTTGGTCAGCAGTTGCATTAGCTTCTATGCCGTCTAGTTTTGTATGGTCAGCATCCGTAAAAACATTAGAATCTGTAGCAGCTTCTACAGCGGCTCTGATTTCAGCATCTGTCTGGTCTGCTGTTGCACTAGCTTCAATGCCGTTTAACTTACCATGGTCTGCGTCTGTAAAGACATTAGAATCTGTAGCGGCTTCAACCAATGCTCTAATTTCTGAGGCTGTCTGGTCTGCGGTAGCTGCGGTTTCAATACCGTCAAGCTTAGTACCATCAGCAGCAACGTCACGGCCATCAACTGTGCCCCCTACTGTAATGTTTCCTGTAGCATCTACGGTTGTAAATGAACCTGCTGCGGCGGCTGTGCCACCAATTACTGCACCATCGATAGTGCCGCCATTAACGTCTGGACTTGTAAGAGTCTTGTTAGTTAGCGTCTGTGTACCTGTAAGAGTAGCTACAGTGCTGTCTATTGCGAGTGTTACACCATTGCCGCTTGCAGTAGAGGTTATGCCGGTTCCACCTAAAACACTCAAAGCCTCTGAATCTAAATCAATTGAGATGCTTGTTGTGCCATCAGTTAGGTCTAGGTCTTGTGCAGTAACCTGTGCGTCTACGTAAGCTTTTACAGACTGTTGTGACGGAATACCTGTAGCACTATCAGAAGTTAATCCATCTTCGTCTAAAAATGTTTTACCATCTAGGATTTCTAACTCTGCTTCAGTAATAACTGCTGAGCCTATTGTAAATCCTGTAGCAGTGACAACTCCAGTTACAGTTAGGCTATCTACAAAAGCATCTTTAAATCTTAAAGAAGTTGTACCGAGGTCTATGTCGCTATCAGTTACAGGTACAATAGCTCCGTCTTGAATACGGAGTTGTTCAACAGGCGAGCCGCTAACTTCAATATAACATTCTATACGGTTGTTGGTTGAGCTAATTTCTATTTTATTTTTAAAATCTTGGTCGCCGATTTTAGCGATTGCGCCGCCCTGTCCTGCACTACCGTCGTGTGTGTGGCCTGTTGTACCTGTAGATGAATACACAAAAGCATTTAGTAGCTGATTATATTCATCATTAAAAAGAGCAGCAGTAATGAGGCTACCGTCTGTAAGTGTACTTTGTCTTGTATAACTTGTGCCTGCCATCTAATTATCTCCTGCCTGCGGGAACGTAGTTTAAGTATAAACCGTTAATTGTATAGGGTTGGAGTTGGTCATCGCTTTTTATTGCAAAGTTAGCCGAGTAACAACTTCCTTGAAGTGTTTGCCTTATGAGAGGGTTTTCTAGCGCTCCGAAATAAGAACTTCCAAATATTGCGGTTCCAAACGATGCTCCGCCTCTAATTTCTGGTAAGAGGTATGCTGGAGGATGCAGAAGAGTAACGTCTTCATAATCTAGTTTAACTACTAAACTAGGTTGAGAATAACCCCCTGTGTTTGCATCTGGAGTTGCAGATATTTTAGCATACTGAAGAGTCTTTCGAGTACCCATATCTCCAAAGTCTAAAAACGGAGTTCTATAATGAGCGCTTACGTTTGCAGCAAGACCATCGTGTATAAAAGAATTTCCAGTATCATGATTATAAATATAGCCATCTCTATCGCCGTGTACTACTTGCTCAACTCCTGAGTGTAAAAATCCACTATCTATTGCCGTAACTGATATGCCTTTTGTTTCAGACCATTCAAATCCACGACCCGTAAAAGTTCCAATAATTCCTTGTGAGTCTTCAAGGTCTTCTGTGTCACTATGATAATATAAACGGTACTGAGATTTAGAGCGCAAGACAACGCTTGTGATTGTATACGTGTTAATGTTATTTGCAAGCTTACTTACAATTTGTTGGATATTTCTACTTACAGAAGTTAACTCAACGTCACCAATACGCTCCGTACCTGCTAGTGTACGAATACCATCAGGGCTTAGGAATACTAAGTCGCCTCCAATTTCTTGAATGCTATTGCCATCTAAACAACCTACGTTTTTTGTAATAGGTATAATTGCAGTAGTAGCATCATTAGCTTCAACATTAACTAGCTTATAAATACTGTTTTTACAAAATATAATACAGTCGCCACGGAAGCTTTTAAGCCCCACTACTTTATCTGCTAAGCGTATCTGACCCGCACCTGCGCCAGCAAAGTTATCCATTTCATGTAGATGGCTATAATATATCTGGTTAGGATTTTCTGCTGTTCCGCCCACTACAAGGTGATTACTGTGTACTGTCCCGATTGTAGGGGCTTCTGTGCTTGATACCGTAATTTCTGATGCAAAAAAAGTACGAGAGCTTAATGCACCTGTACCTGTCATATAAAAATAATAAGGCTTGTTTTCCCCGTCACAGATTACTAGCTCACCGTATACCGACTTACTACCTTCATAAATATCAATTGAAGATTGACCTTGATTTGTCCTGACCAGCGCTGAGCGACCTATAAAGGTTGTGTAGTTATCCCCACTACTATGAACACCAGCACGATTTATTTGAAGCCAAGTAACTCCATCGTTACTAAAGAAAATACCTGTTTGAAGGCAGACAACAACTCCATCTGCATAAGTTTTAATTCCTAATATGGTAGTATTGTTTATAGGACGAGTGGCGTTATCTCCGCCATAAACAGTGAAGCCGTTGATTCTACGGTAGCCACCATCAGGGTCAACCTCAAAATTAGTTAAGATTGTAGCAATTCCCGGCTGCTGGAGCATTTCTATTTCATTAAGATTAGTATTTAAACCACCTTTAGACGAGAAACCAAATGGTTGAGAAGCTGCCATATTATATAAGTCTCACTCTGTCGTCAGTCATATAAAACGGAGCAGGCTCAATAAGATTTGAGCGCATACTACGCAACCCTTTTTTATAGTCATCCGCTGCAAATGAAGCAGCTTGTGGATTATCTTTAAATTGGTGCATATAATATCTTGCACGAGCTAACAGAACTGTACTATACATTTCTGGAAATATAATTTCGTCGCTATAAGCAACAAGCTTTGTGGGCAGATTCCAAGCATAAAACCAAATACGATATACTTTATCTGGTATTGGGCTTAGTCCAAACTTACGTGCGTCGGGGCTACGTATAACTCGGTCAGGTTCGCCAAATGTTTGAGCATCTGCGTCATCTAAATTTTCTGAAACGCGCCTAAAACTTTTCCACTCTTCTGTGGTAGTATAACGCAAGTTTCGTCCTACATAGGGTGCGGTTTCGTTTGTCACCCCTACTGTAGTTAAGTAAAAGTTATCCCAGTCTATAGAACCGTAATCTGTAGTAATGGAATCGCTTGAAGGTTTTAGTTCATAATACCTTTGACCTATAACTGTTTCGACATATACGTTTCCGTACATTGGGTCAATCTCTCCGCTTTCACCGGCAGAAAGGAAAGGCCATTGAGGTTCTTGGTTAATAATATCAAAGTATGCTTTATTGATAGAATCCTTAACATGTCCTTGCACACCTATAGCTGATACAAAGTTACTTGAGTCTAATGGAACTTCATTAAGTTCTCTAAGTAGCTCATTAGTCAAATCTAAATATGATGTTGCCATAGGGTTCTTTGCCTTTTAATTTGTTAAAGATTGGGGGCCTTTTACAGCCCCCGCACTTATTAGGTTACAGCTTATGCTACGTTGAAGTAAGCACCTACGAGAGCTTCAGGTCGTAGAACCTTAGCGCCGTATACGTGCAAACCACGACAGATGTCACCGAAGCTATCTGGGTCACGAATGACTTCAGTGCTGGTGATAGTCTGTGCAGTACATACCGCAGAAATGTGACCGCCTAGAATAAGGCCGTCAGCATTAGCAACAAGTCCAGTCATGTTGTTAGACTTGTACATGCTAAATCCACGAAGCTTACCAGAGCTTACTAGACCATTACGGATAGAACCTTGACCACCGTTGTAATCTACTGACAAGAGCTTAGAGTCAGACTGAGACAGCTCTTCGTAGAATACAGGGGGAGCTACAATCCAACGACCTTCTTCTGGTACGTTTTCGTCGTCAAGCAGACGAGCCATACGAGCCAGAACATCCAGAGGGTCAGTGCCTGCGTGTTGCAGACCCAGAGCGTCAGTACCAGTCAATACGCCAGAAGCGGCTGAAGCGGTAGTGTCGCCACCTAGAATGTGGTCAGGAGTAGAAGCGCTTAGACCTGCTTCCATAGTAGCCAGTACGCCAGCATCGAATGCATCACGCAGAGCGTAAGCAGCAGATGAAGCAGCTACTTCCTTGAAGTTTACGTGAGACATAGAAGTTTCGATGTCGTCTACGATGAACTTAAAGGCGTTAGCAATGTCAACAACCAGAGTTACTTCGGTGTCGGTCAGTGCAGTTGCAGTTGTGTCAGCGCCACGCTCATACTGATGTACAGTAATAGTGGGTTCTTTAATGATTTTTACAGAATCACCGAATGCAGAAATCTCACCTGCATAGTCAGTGTTGGTAATTGCTTCAGCAACCGAAGCTTTACGGAAGAAGTTAAGAACCTTCTTCGAGTAAATAGCAGGCATAAAGTTGCTGCTAGTGCCAAAGTTACTGTTTGAGCCATCTGCAAAAAACTGGTCTGATACGTTATTAGCCATGATTATTTTTCCTTTTATTTAAGACAATAGTTATTAAGCTACTACCCTGCCTTCAATTATGGCTGAATCGATTTCTTTTTCATATTTATCATAATCATCCATAGACAGTGCAGCAATTTCCCGTTGTGTCCATACCTTCGGCTCGTTAGCATTCACGGTTTTTGTTTTAGTTGAAACCATGTCTGCTGCCGATGGTGACACAGGCTGCGACTGTACTTTCTTACTGGAAGAATTTTGAGCATTTAAACCTGACTCCAGTTTGTAAAGGTCGATAGCTTTGACCGCCAAGTCTACGTTATTAGGATTATTGTATACCCAATCTTGAATTGCTTCTGGCTGTGACTTAGCCCACTCGTGGAACTCATCACTTTGCCGTATTTCTGAAAAGTCAGGATGTGCTGAACTCAGAGTCATTTCAGCCTCTTTTCGTGCAATCCTAGCTTCACGCTCATCAAGTGCTGAAAGTCTATCATCAGACTCTACAGCGGGTGCTGTTTCTACATACTCGTCCTGAACTTCTTCTTGTGCCTCTACTGTATCCTCGTGACGAACGGCCTGTTCAACTTGCTGTGTCATTCGAGCTTCGGCTTGAAGTTCTTGTTCTTTCTGTTTAAACTCGTTAATCTTAGTATCGTAATGTTTTTTTAGGTCATCGTATCGCTTCTTGTAATCTGTAGCAGATTCTTCTTCAGAAGGGGCCTTACGGGTGGCCTTCTTAGCTTTCTTTTCGTAGTAAACACCATCAGCACTTTCAAAGAGTTGGTCATCTTCATCATGCCATTCTTTTCTCATGTTGTATGGATTTGCTACTTCTTCTTCTATTTCTTGTAAGTCAGTCATGTCGCACTCCTTTTGGGGCTTGTCGTCTTTTCAAGGTAGCTATTCAACTCGCGACTGAAGAATAGGGCTTGATACTACAAGGTGGCCTCTAGGTTAAAAGTTAGTGATAAGGGGCCTTGCGGGTGGCCTTATCGGTTTCGTACACTAGGCATTGGATTCGAGAGAAGCATTTGATTGTGGACTCCTTCATCAGGGTCTTCCACATCCATAACGCCATCAAGTATGTTACCGCCTGCGTACTTTTTCATTAAACCGCCATCATAAGCACGTTCAGCATCATCCATCATAGTCTGAAGCTTTTCTGTGCCTATTTGGTCAGTTGCTTTTCTGGTGAAAACAAATTCACCATCCGACAACCTTGCGGGTATCGAATCTGATGTGCCAGTACCGGGGCCTTTTACAGCTCCCTCACCAGCAAATTCTCCGGCAATATCCATGATGTTATCAAAGATTTGCCCTAAACGCTCATCGCCTTCGAGAGCATTTATTAAATAATCTTGGTCGTCAGGAGACAACGCTTCGTCTAACACGAATCCTGCGTACTCATCTTCCATCTCAGCATCTGGAAGCTGTGTAGCTTTTACGGCTTCCATTTCCTCTGGTGGTATATTATCATAAGTATCTACGGGCATATCGGGAGCCATAAGTGAACCACCTTCCGCAAAGCCTGTATTAGAAATTGGAGCGTTGTTAGCCGCAGCAATTGGGTCAGGGCCTTCAAGGTTGCTTATACTTGCTTCAGATTCTTGACCTACAGGCTCAGTAGTAGTTCCTTTAGAAGATGTTACTTCTTCTACAATTGCTCCGAGTAAGCCACCTATAAATTTACCTTCTCGTCCTTCACTTTCAGAATCCATCTTCTGTAAAGCAGTACTAATAGTATTACCGTCAAATGTTTTTTCTACCTCAGACCAACGCTCATAAATTGCTTTTTTATCTTCGGGAGTTTCTGCTTTGTCCATAGACTGTTCCATCTGTCCGTATAGACTAATATATTTATCTACGTCAGATACTTCGCCGCCTTCTTTCTTTTCCATGCGCTCTTCAGTGCTTGCAAAGCTAGTCAACTTTTTAAAGTCTTTAGGAGACAGTAAAGGTTTAGACTCTTGCTCCAACTGTACACGGTGAAGGTCAGTAATAAACTCAGCAATAGATTGTTTAGACTCAACAATAGGAGAGTCAGCTACTTCGCCCAGAGACTCCATAATGAAAGCCTTGTCCATTTTCTTGTTGCCGCCTTGAAACTCAAAAGAGTTTACAAGCTTAGTAGTATCCTTCATGTTTACTTCTGTTTCAGGGGCTTGTGTATCTGGGCTTGCTTCTACTTTAGATGCAGCTTCTGCAAGCTCTTCAATTTCAGGGGATACTGCTGGCTCTGGTTCACGGGCAGCCACTACATCCTTACGAGCTTCAGACAACAATGAATCGGCACCCTCTGCTGCTGCTTGAGCTACTGAGCCTACTGCATATTTTAGTTTAGGTACTTTCATTGTTATTCCTCTATCCGTTGTTTAGCTTCTGTTGCTTGTTCTTTGAGATTCATTAAGTTAGCCAGTGAACTCGCTTTCCCCTGCTTGCGGTACAGTTCCAGTTCCGATGTTGCCACCGCCAGTCCCTGTAGCTCCAAGTTCCGGAGGTTGTTGAGGTGCTCCTTCAAGGCCCCCCATAGCTCCGGGTTGTTGACCAGCGGCCCCAGTCGGTTCGCCATTTCCTTGTCCAACATTCTGTGCTCCTATAATTTGTGCCATGATTGCTGCTTCTTCAGGGTCGTTAAGAATCTCATCGGGGTCTAAGTCGAGGCTGTATGCCAGCTCACTAACAATCTTAGAGATTTTAACAAACGGTGCAATAGCAGGGTTCTGTGCAGTTTGAAGAAACATAGTCAGTCGTTGACTGCGTACTTCTTTTTGCATTAAGCTGTTTGTGCCCATTGCACGTACTTCAAGGTCGCCCTGAATATCTAGCTCGCCTTCAAAGAACTGCATGTTCCACTGATAGTATGCTTCGCCCAAAGGCTTTAGCAAGAAGTCATCAATGTTCTTAATAACTGTTTTAATGTTTAATGACGCTGCACCTAGCAACATACTCATGCCCGATGCAGTTCTGGTCATACTTTGTACGCCTGTCTGGCCGTGGGAGTAACTTGGAATGCCAGTTTGTTCGTCAGCTAACTGTCGGAATTTATCGAACATCATCATATTTTCTTGCGAAGTGTTCGGAAACTTGACACCATGAATAGCCTGACCGGGCATTCCAGCCTGACGGCGGAATACTTTGCCGGGATAAATATCCATGCTCTGTCCACCCACTAGGGCTGATTCATCTACGTCAAAGACTAACGAGCCTGCAAGTGCGAGGTTATCGATAGCCATACGTGCGTGACCATTCATTATTTGTTGAGAGTCGTCCATATTCTCAGCAACGCCAATACCGAAGAAAGAATAAGGATTACGCTCGTAAGGAAAGGCATTGTATGGGAGTCGGTATGGAGTAAATGGATTAACAACCCCACGTAGCAACTTACCATTACTAACCCAAGCATTAACTTGCACTTCATCTAAATCATCAACCTCATCGGGTAGTGCCATTCCTACTTCTCTGGCATATTCAGCATCCATTATTCCCCAATATTCTAAAACTTCAAACTGTGCAGTACCATAGTCTTCTGTTCTTTGGTCGTCTTTTAGTTCGTGCTCGTAATCTTTTTCATTGTAATTAGGCCCCATTTGCAAACAACCACGAATTGCATCTTTGTTGAAGAAAGGCATTTTTGTTAGCGCTCTCAACTGAGATTTATTCATTTTGTGGCGGTGTACAATATACTCACAATCTTCAATAGAAGTTGCACTAGGGTCTGGGAAAAAGTCCCAAATACTTACAAACTCAATACGAGGAACACGAACTTCAAGTGGGTCATAGCTTCGCTCTCCATCCTCATCAACTGTCCAACGGCTAAGCGTCTTGTTATAGTTGAAAGGGCCTTTTACGATACCAGTTCCGAATAGTGCTGCTTCTAGTAATGCGTTACGCAATTCACTAGAGCCGCCGGATTCTTCAATCTGGTCGTGTATTAGTGTCTGCATATTCCGTGCCATTTCTTTAGCCGGAGAACGCTCTAGCACTTGTGGGTCTGGTGAAGCTCCTTCTGCAAACTGTATTCCTGCTTCTTCTATTGCTACGCTTAATACATCTTTAGTTGCTGTTAGTGTTGCGCCTGCTTTTAGTGGCTCATCACGACCGTCTCCAGCATAACCAACATCATATGGAGAGATAGGCTTAGGGCCTTCTGACTCTTCTGCGGGTTCTTCATAACTTGGTGCGCTGGTTTCTATTCCAGTTCCACCAGCTTCTAAGTGTGTATATTTTGCAATACCTTCGGGCAGTTGTGTTTCACGTACACCAATAGGAAACTGACCGGTGCCAAAGATAACGTCCACTAGCTGACCGAACGCTGCTAATACTTTGGTCTTGGTTACTTTAACAAATACTTTTGACTTCTCGCTTTCACGAAAACGAACATTCTTGTTGTAAATTCCTCGGAAGTTGTGATAGGCTTTGAGCCAACGCGTTTCGTCGAAGTCTCGTGCCTGTTCAGCAGAGGCGTAACGGTCTTCTACTAAGCCGACAAAACGATTGCGTACATCTTCTTCTAAGTCCATTTCAAGACCGCCCGCTGTTTCTTCAGGCTCGAAGTAGAGGTAATCAGCGTTTTCGTATGATTCGTTTTCTTCGGTCATCAATTAATATCCAAATGTTGAGTCAGACGGATTAAAATGTGATTCTCTTCTAAACTGTCTAAGTTGGTTTATTGTATCATTGATACGTGGTCTAGCCATTATTAAGTATCTTAGTGCATCGTATGCGTGGTCTGATGCATTCGTATCTACGTCTTCTGGCTTAGACTTATCTAGTGGAATACTTTGAAGCTCGCGTATCAGGTTAGGACATGTATTAAATATTTGTATTTTGGGTCTACCGCTTTGCTTGAGCTTCAAGTATTCGTGAATCTGTATCTTTCCCTGTATTCTGTTTTTGTCTGCCCTTCTGAGCTTATGTCCGGCTCTCTGAAGGGTTTCTCCTACTGTTGGGCCTGTAGTACCTGTTCGGCTCCAACACGCTGTATCGAGCACTCCTGCTACCGAGAAGGGGTCTTCATACTCCATCTCTGTAATCATGCTTGCAAGGTCAGTGCCCAACAAACCTTTGCGGTACAGTTCACGATATATAATCAGTGTACCGTCACTTGGGTCAACTGCGCCCCATACACATGCACTCTCTGAAGCATAACCGTAGTCAATGCCTTTGCTGCGTTCCCAGTGTATTGGAATCTCAAAGGGTGTAATTACATGGTCAAACGGATTAAACTCTGTGAATGCTGCGCCTTCTGCAACATCCCAGTTACCGTCCAACAGTTGCTTACGCTGTGTTGGCGGTAGAGCATTTAGCATCTGCTCGTATCGTCCGTCTTTAGCTAGGTAGGGGTTATCCTGTAATCTAGCCGGTATAAACTTTCTTGTTAGACCATCTGCGCCCCTAAAGCTTTCATTGGGTGGCGACGGGTCTATGTATCTCTTCTTTACCCAGTTAGCCCCCGAACCGCCGGGGTTAGCTGTACAACGCATGTACGTCTCAATCTCTGAGTCTGTAGTACGTAGTCGTGAAGCTAAGTAGTTCCAAGCAAACTCTGTGGGAAGATGTGTAATCTCGTCAAAGCCTATGAAGCTGTATGCTTGACCTTGATAGCGGTATACATCTGCATCACGCTCCAAGAACCCGAACTCCATCTTTGCTCCGCTTGGGAATATCCAGAGCTTCTCTACTTCTTTGTACTTAGCGCCGGGAAATGCTTTTGGATACAACTCCCGACTCTTGTCAATAAGTTCTCGCAGTTCAGGCATAGAGCGTCGAATAATTAGTGCTCTATGGGCTGGACGGTGAGCAAAGCGTAAAGGGTCAATAAGCATAGCATATGACTTACCTCCTCCTGCGGCACCACCGTACAGTACGTCTGTCTCACCTGCTGCAAGAAAGTCTTCCTGTGGGCCTTCATTAGCCTTGAAGATAACATTCTCTTGTGCTTCAGCTTGCAGTGCTGATGGAATGTCGTCCAGCTCCTCGGCGCTTACGAGTTTTGTATCGTTCTCGTTTTCGAGCTTGCTAAGAGTCTTTTTAGTTTTCTTTATAGACTTCTTGTAGTTATCTATTTTGTTCTGCGCTGACTTGAGTTTCTTCTCTTTGTCTTTTACGCTGCGCTTTGCTGCTTGTTTTGCTTTTGTTTCTGAGTGGTATGTGTACCCTCTGCCCTTTGAGCCTTTTGGTCTACCACCTTTCTTGCGGGGAGTTCCGTCAGCTCTGAGCTTAAAGTTACCTTCTTCGTCAGTTAGGTAATTTTCGGGGTTGATGTCCCAATCATTTTCTTTGTTCTGCAATTTTCTTTAATCCCATGTGTGATATTGAGCGTCCTGTCTCGTGGGTCAACCACATGCTGCCTTCTCTGAGGCTTAGGGTCTTTTCCCTTATAAGCGGTAGTACCTTGTCCAGCATGTCTAGTTCTTCTTGTACTGGCTCTAGCATTTGGTTATTAGACTCATCTATCTTATAACCAAACGGTATGGTGCTACTCGACCTCCGTATATTCTCCATCTATCACTACCTCCTTCTTGGCGGGTATAACAAACAAACCCCCACCAGAACTTACATTTACATCTAGGCGTTCTGTTTTGCCTAGTCCTACACGGTCTAGGATTTGCTGTGCAGCTTGTATACGCATGTTAGCTTGTGGTATAGGTTCTGGGCTATCCATAATCTGAATAAGCTTAGAAGCTGCTTTAGGTGCATTGAGCGCCAGTATGTTTGTAGCTATGTCTAGTATTTCAGACTTCAATGCTTTAACTACTGTGTAATGTGTGCCCTCTGCATAGCCTGCTAACTCTGCTGCGTGTTTAACATCTCCGCCACAAGTCGTCAGATTGTCAAGAAACGCTTGTTGTTTGGTGGTTAGTTGTTTGTCAGGCATTTAGACTTCCTAGTCATTTAAACTGTATATACTATAGTATACCCGTAATATTGAGTCTTGTCAAGTTTTTTATAACTTTTTTTCATAATATACTTATATTATCCCTATATATAGTATATAGAAGGAAGACCTGCAAATAAATGAAATAAAACTTGACAGATGCTTATTCTACGGGTATAATAGATATTAAGCCCACCGGGGTTATAGCATATGTATACTGCACCTGCCTTTAAAGCCCTTGGAAGCCGCCCGACTTCCCAAACCTTGCCCCTCCCTTTAAAGCCTTTAAAGCTGCGGCACTATCTGGTTTACATGGCATATCTCCATAAAATGTATATGATTGTATATATATCCCAGTACCCCCCCCATGGCAGCTTGCCCACCCCCTAAAGACTCCAGAGAGTCTTTAAAATCTCCATAGATTCTATAGAATCTTAACGCCCGCACCCCTTTGAAGACTTTAAAAGTCTTAGAGTTGGTGACTAGCTTTCTAGTTTACAAAACTAGGGAGGCTTTGAAGCTTTTTTAAACCTTTAGGTTTACTCCAGAGACTTCCAAGCATTTCAACGACTTACAAGCTTTTTAGTCTACGACTAATCAACCTCCCTTGAGACTTTTAAAGTCTCCTAAGATTCTATCGCCTACAGGAAATTCCCGATAGGGAATGCCGCACGGTAAAGACTTTAAAAGTCTTAAAGGTCGACTTAGTATCTCTATAACCTATAAAAGGTTATAGAGATACTAAAAAGTATTCCTTATTTATTAAGTTAAAAAGAAGTTCAGAATGAACTTTTTAACTTAATAAATAAGGAATACTATAATGGCCAAATCAAACTTCAACTCAATCGATGCCAATCAAATTGCCACTGCTCGACAAGTGTTTGCCGTAGCTTCCCACTTTGCCAGTATCCAAGCCAAGTCTCCTTCGGAGAGATATGGATTGACCAAGGTTTTCAATGCAGTGATTAACAAGCACTACAAAGACTCCGATAGCTTCATGACCCATTCTGATGTCTCAGAATGGTTTGAATGGGATTGTGTCCCAGAGCAGTTCCTCCACATGATTTCTACCAAGAAATCTAAGGCTAAGGCGAAGCCAAAGGCTTCCAGAAAAGCTAAAGCTTCAGTGGAGCCAAAGGCTTCCAAGGCTCCCAAGAAGTCTTCGACTTTGACTCAGCGAGTTGATTCGCTAGAAGCGAAGATGGATAAAATCCTTGAGATTCTGTCTGCCAAGTAATTCTATCGGCCACGGACGGCCAGTTAAATTCTATTAATTTTCGAGGTATAGATTTATGCAAGACTTTGATAATAGTTATATATGGGCAAGAATGTTTCCTGATGTTTCATTTCGTGATAAAGTTTGTATAGAATGGGATGACGGTACAATAGTTGTGCATAAACATCTATACTATTGCGAAGAAGTTTTACATAGTATAGACTGGTCTACTGTCGCTAAATGCTACGAAGTTTAGTTAATTTATATAGCCTATTACGAAGTAGTAGGCTCTACTAAATTAACTCCAAAACAAAAGGCTCAATGCTTATGTATAAAGTTATATTCGATGGTAATGTAATGGTCTGTCAAGACTTAGAAGATGCTACTGAAACTGCTATGCATTTAAGAAATGCAGAATATAGTTTAGTAGAAGTTGTTCCGGCAGAGCCGACTGACTTAGATTCTTTCATTGAAGTGGAGATATAAGATGATTATAATTGACGTAGCGTTTATAATAGTGTTATCATTGTCTGGTTTTATAATATATTTAGCTGCAAAGGAGTTAGACTTATGAATAAATATACAGTTTGGGTTGGTGGTGTTGAGGCAAATCAATACTATCTCACCAAAGGTGAAGCAGAAAAGTTAGCAGCTATTTACAGAGCTGAAGGTTATCACGATGTTTACATTGAAAAGGTATAGAACTATGAATAAAGTTGATTTGTTTTACACTCCGACTAGCATGAAAGACTTAGAAGATAGACTCGAAAGTTTCTCAGGCAGTGAAAAATCTATAGCTTGGCTGGCCGCAATGATGGCTTGGAACCTAGCTTGCGATATATCTAACAATGAACAAGAGGATAAGTGATATGTTAGAACTACAAAAGACTTTACGGTCACGTTTAGATGCCGAACTTGTCAGCACTTGTGGTATACTAGGAATCTGTATTAGCTACAAGAGCAAACATATAGATGCCTTTAAACCTGATGCTGAATATATGTTCCATAGCTGGGGCAACACTGAAGAAGGGGTAGATATATTCTGGGGTCACTATGACCTCACACTATCAGAAGCTTTAGACATCTGGAAAGATAAAATTAATCAGAACCCAAGGGGCAAGAGGTGGTAAAATGGTAGAACTAAGTAATGAATTTGTGCATTATCTAGTCGAAAGACTATTAGATGGCGGTTATGTAACTAGCGGTGAAGTCTTTAATGCCGTAGAAGATTGGAATGAGCGCTATATACCTGAAGAAGATTAATATTAAATGTACTTATTAGTTAGTAAGTTCTTACGAACTAACTAATAAGTACACAATTGGAGATGCCGATGTTCAACACTCACTGCAAAGCGGTTCAAGAATACTCACAGCGTAGTGCTACTAATATGTCAGATACAGTTCTAATGGTAGTGCTAAGCATCCAACAAAACTGGCTCGGTGTTGGCGACCAGCTAACTGATGTAAGGCTAAATAAATCTGAGTCCCGATTCTTGTGGGGCAACAAAGGAAAAACATATAGCTATCTTAAATCTAATCAGCACAAAGTATATGCTCAAGTGATGGCTGTTATCAACAGCAAGCAAACAGACTTTATGAAGTCTATATCGCTAATGAATATATTCTTGAGGGTTGATGGCTTGGGCTTAGCTAAAGCTGGCTTCTGCTGCCAGTTGATTGCTGGATTGGTTGGCTGTATGGATACTCATAACATTAGAATGTATGGGCTGGACACCAAAGACTTAACACTAGCTAAGAATCCAAAGACCCAGAAGGGCATTGATGCTAACAACGCTAAGATAGATAAGTACATAGAGTTGTGTGCTGACTATGGCTGTGAGAATCTTTGGAATGCTTGGTGCGACTTTGTAGCTACTAAATCTAAGCGCTGGCAAGACGGCAACCATGTGTCTGAAGTACATTATACTTACCTGACCGGAGGTCACTGATGAATTTACCCACAGAAGAAGAGTTTATTGCGACCTGTCAGTCGCATATGTTTAGCTTTATGCTTGAGCCAGACCTCAATAAAGCTATGGAAGGTCTTCAAACCTACCACTACATGCAAGATGTTATCAAAAAAGGAGGCTCGAAATACAAGAAGATACACCGCAAAGCCTTTGAAGATTACATAGATAAAGTTAAACAGGAGGCTAGAAATGGTACCAGCAACTGAAGAATTAGAAAAAACTCAAGAGCTTTTATCGGATGTCATGCATCAAATCTATCGAGATGTAAGAGACGGTGAGGGCCAAGCAATATACGAAATGATTGAAAGACTTCCTAACTATATACTTGAAGGTTATTTAAACGAGGCAGAGCACCATGAAAAACTCAGATGGAATTAAAGAAGGCAATGTTCTATGGCGTATAGATTTTACAGATGAGTTTGATTCGCCTATGTATTGTTTTAGTTTAGAAGATGCACATAAAATAGCTAGAACGAGAGGCAATAAACCATACATAATTACCATGTTAAATGGTGATAGACTTCAAAGCGAACTTACAGGTACAAGATAATGGCTTACAAACTAACACAAAACAAACTAGATTTTTTTAACATTCTAAAAGACTTAACAATAACTACAGAGCAGTTGAAATATGACACTGCTTTTGAACCAACAGAGGAAGAGCTTGAGATGCTAGATGACCTAGCTACTAGAGTATTTAATATCTGCATCAATGATAATTAATATACTCAATTACTTAATGACTTATAAGTTAGTAAGTTCTTACGAACTAACTTATAAGACATTAAGTTATTGTACCACACTTAGGTGGCGGTGTCAAGTAAAAAAAACCGCTTTACTTTTAAATAAATATACATTCTAATATACATTCTAATATACATTCAAATAGGCATTAAAATTATGGAAACTTTATTCAACTTAATCGCAAAATCTACACACTCTTTGGCATTTAGCGGCAAGAAAAACGGTACTGTCTTCGGTAAGTCTTTTATTGTACGACAGCGGAGCATCAAGAATCGTTTCGAGGTTAGCAAAGGAGAGTGTTTTCATATCTTCCACTGTTATAAGTGGGCTTTCTATGTACAGCACAAACAGTCTCGAAGCATTAGCTTCAAGAACATCAAAGATATTAATGGCATCGAAGGAGTACAAGCATAATGACTATCATGCAAATGTTTCCAAACAACTCAGCACTTCAAGCCATCCGAGAGGGTGGCTACGGCTCAGCAGATTTTGATATAGCTACAGCACCTTTAATTTATTTAGATGCTTATGAAAGCTCCAAGTCTATTATCTATCGTACAGATACAGCTCAAGAGTTAGGTGTACATGGTCATAGCTATAAGCCAGTGGCTCCCAAGAAGATGATAGATGTTACCCGTAATATTATCGAGCGTTCAGGTCTTAATGTTGACGGCATCAGAGAGACTATCAGAACTTCTCACAATGGCTCCAGAACCTTTGTACAATATAAGCTACCTGCTCATACTTATAATACTCCAGACGGTGACACTGCATCCCTTGGACTGCTTGCAGTGTCAAGCTTTGATGGGACTTGGCCCTTCATGATTAGTGCAGCAGCTATTCAACAAGCTTGTACAAATCTACAAGTCTTTGTTGGCGGTGAGGTTGCAGTGTTCAGAGCTAAGCATACCCGAAACCTAGACATTGAAGTAGGCTCAAGAGTTATCACCAAGGCTCTAGATGTTTTCGAGAACCAACGTGAACTCTGGTCAGAGTGGAGTGCTCAGCCCATGACAGACAGCATGGCATTCCAAGAGATTGTAGAAGCTTTGAAGATTTCTTCAGCTCAAAAGATTATAAACTCTAGACCACCATCTTCCCCTGAGGCTATCATGGGTGAGATGCCTAGAACTAATCCAGCACTTGAATACATCTATGCTGCTTGGCATAAATACAAGAGACGTTTAGGTGCTAATCGCTGGGCATTTTATAATGCTATGACCGACTGGTCTACTCATGCAACAGCACAACGTCGAGATGCTATAGTTAATATAGCTGCAACACAGAACACTCGACAGGCTGTTGTCCAACATCACTTCTCAAAGGTGGCGTAATGTTAAACAACGAACTAACCCCGCAAGAACAAGAGCTTCTTGTTATAACTATGGAGGAGTGCTGCGAACTAGCGATGGTTTGCAGCAAGCTTCTGAGGTTTGGCAAAGAACAAAAACATTTAGATAACTTACTACAGGAGTCAGCCGATGTTACTGTGATGATTAACCTGCTCTCAGATTATAAACTGGTGAGCCAAATAGAAAAGCTAGGACAGATGTTTAAGAAACAAGACAAGCTTAAAGAATGGAGCAGCCTGTATTGAATCAGAACTTAAAGAATGCTATGGAAGACTTAATGCAGGGACGCTTAACACTGTTACAAGCCATCAGTAAATGGGACGTAACATCTAAAGAACTGCTTAATTATATACAAGAGGAAGCCGAAAAGAATGAAGACACTGGAAGAAAAGATAGTACAATGGCACCATGACCGCAATTTGTTTGATGGCTCAACAGACCATCAACAATTTGAAAAACTTCTCGAAGAGGTTGAAGAGCTTCGGGTTAACATTCAGAATGACCAGTTAGTTATTGATGACATCGGAGATATTATTGTAGTGTTAATTAACATAGCTCATCGAAGCAAGCTAACACTAGAGCAGTGCATGGAACACGCTTACAATGATATTAAAGATAGGAAAGGCAGGATGGTTGACGGCTTGTTTGTTAAAGAGTCTGTTGACGAGAGGGCAGGACAATGACTACAGCGGCAGTTGTCTTAGGACTTGCACTGGTTGGCGCTCCGATATGGTTGATTGGCGCTGCATCTGTTGTGTGCTTCTTTGCGGAAATGTTTCATCCATATAAATAAATTGAAATAAAACTTTACAAACGTAGTAACTTGTGGTACAATGCCACTTCATTTTTAACACCAACGATAGGAAATATAAACATGGCTATATTATCAGGAACAGCATACTGGGCAAGCGTAACTACCCCGAACACTACTTACGAACCAGTATACACAGTAAACTTAGTAGTAGATGAAGACACTGCACAAAGCTTTCGGTCTAAAGGTTTTGCAGTCAAGGACATGGACGAAGGCCCAGCGCTGGTAATCAAGCGTAAAGTTAATGGCCCAAATGGAATGGTACGCCAAGCCCCCAAGCTTGTTGATGCCAGCAAGAACCCCATTGATGAGCGTGTAGGTAATGGCTCTTCAGTTAAGGTGCAGTACAAAGAGTGGGAATCTGTATGGAAAGGTAAGACCTTCAAAGGCTTAGACTTCCAAGCTATGCAGGTTCTAGATTTGGTATCTGTCGGAACAGCAGACGGCGGAGAATTTGAAGTAGAAGATGAAATGGAGGAAGCAATTTAATGGGTACATATAAAGTAGGCGACACCGTATACGATGTATCTTTGCTAGACTCAGAAGCCCAAGGATTGTTTGGGCTTTTGAAGGACGCAATGGTTAAGGTACAAGTATCTAACAACGATGTACAGTTATATCAAGCAGCAGCTCAGCAGATTAAAGCTTTGTTTGAAGATAGGCTCACGGATGAAGCCATCACCGAAGATGCAGAGGACGCTGAAATTGTAGTTGAAGACTAACCTAAAGGTGAACACATGCCGTTTGTTAAATTTCACCTGCCGTGTCACGACTGTGGCGGCAGTGACCCAGTAAGTCAGAACGATGACGGGTCAGCGTATTGCTTCAGTTGCAATACTTATTTTAAAGACTACGGCACATCGGAAGTGCAACCACAAGATACTGTAACGGACTTTACAAAGTATCAAGCCAACGGAACCGGCAGTGGTTCCAGCTACAACTCCTTGACCGACAGGGGTATTAGTATTGAGACAGCCAAAAAGTATGGCGTTAAATCTACTACCCTTAACGGCAAGGTTACTAGCCACCACTACCCTTACTTCCATAAGGGCGAAGAGGTAGCTACAAAAATTAGAAAGCTCAACAAGCAGTTTGCTTGGACGGGTAACTCTAAAGAAACGGGGCTGTTCGGAGAGCAGTTGTTTAAAGCAGGCGGTAAGTTTATTACAGTGGTAGAAGGAGAGTGTGATGCGATGGCAGCATACGAACTACTTGGAAGTAAGTGGCCTGTAGTATCTATAAAATCAGGAGCACAAGGAGGTGCTCGTGACGTTAAGAATAGTCTAGAGTTTCTAGAATCTTTTGATACAGTAGTGTTATGTTTCGATAGCGACACGGTGGGTAAGGACGGAGCTAAGGCAATTGCCAAGCTTCTCACCCCCAACAAGGCTAAGTTAATGACACTGCCCGAGGGGTTCAAAGACCCTAATGATATGCTCAAGGAACACAAGCATTCTATGTTTGTTAATTGTTTCTGGGATGCAAAAGTCTACACCCCTTCAGGGATTATGAACCTGTCCAGCCAGCTAGACGAGTACAAGCGTTTACGTACAGAAAAGCTTCCGTCAATCCCATATCCTTGGGGTGGCTTAAACAAGAAGCTAGAAGGCATGAGAGCAGGTGAGCTAGTAACTCTTACTGGCGGCACTGGTCTTGGTAAGTCTTCTGTTACTAGAGAACTAGAGCACTGGCTTATCAACCACACCAAAGATAACGTAGGCATTGTAGCTCTTGAAGAGAACTGGAGCCGCACTGCTGAGGGTATCATGGCTGTTGAAGCTAACGCCAAGCTACACCTAGACAGCGTTAAGAATCAGATGGGTGATGACAGGCTTGAACAATACTACCGCAAGGTATTTATGGGAGAGAACGAGGGGCGTGTTTGGATTCATGCTCACCTCGGAGTAAACAATCTAGAAGATATATTCAGCAAGCTACGCTACCTGATTGTTGGATTAGATTGTAAGTGGGTTGTGGTTGACCACCTTCATATGCTGGTGCTTCAAGCCTTGGAGGGCGATGAGCGTAAAGCTATTGACGGTATCATGCACCGACTACGTTCCCTTGTAGAAGAGACGGGTGCCGGTATGATACTAGTGTCCCACCTTCGTAGAGTTGAAGGCAACCGTGGACATGAGAACGGTATCGAGACAGGGCTGTCACACCTTCGAGGCTCTCAGAGTATCGCTCAGTTATCAGACTGTGTTATATCTCTAGAGCGCAACCAGCAATCAGAGGATGAGATTGAGGCATCAACCACCAAGGTGCGAGTGCTTAAATCTAGATACACTGGAGATGTTGGCGTAGCTTGTAGTCTTCTATACGATGCCGACACTGGCAGGCTACGAGAGATTAATGATGGTGATAACTATGATGCCTTTGACGGAGACGAGCTATGAGTAACTTAGTGTTTGACATTGAGGCAGACGGACTTGACCCCACTAAAATCTTTTGTATTGTTGCTCAAGATGTAGACACAATGGATGTGTTTACATTTGACAACACCCAACTCGAAGAGGGCTACGGTCTACTTCGGGCCGCAGACAAACTAATTGGGCATAACATTATTGGCTATGACCTTCCGGCAATTAAAAGTATTACCGGACTTGACCTAAGCAACAAGAAGATTGTAGACACACTTGTACTTTCTAGATTATTTAAACCAACCCGTGAGGGTGGTCATGGTCTAGAGTCTTGGGGTTATCGTCTCAAGTTTAGCAAGGGTGACTACGGTGACAACCAAGATGCTTGGGATGCTTACTGCCCTGAGATGTTAGAGTATTGTAAGCGTGATGTAGAGCTGAACACTAAAGTATATCAGCAGTTGCGTGTCGAGAGCCGAGGCTTCACACCTACCGCAGTAAAGCTTGAGCATTCAGTTGCTAAGATTATAGATGAGCAACGCCGCAATGGTTTTGAGTTGGATATGCGTAAGGCTATGCTGCTTGTTGCAATGTTCCAAGAGAAGCTTGACGCTACAGAATCTGAAGTGCATGAAACATTTAAGCCTAAGATTATCGTAGATATTCTCAAGCCTAAGTATACTAAAAGCGGTAAGCTTGCCAAGGTTTCCGAAGGCCCAGAGGGTAAGGGTGTTAGACTTACTGATGACGAGTATGACATCATGCTTCAAACCAACAAGCCTCTCAAGCGTGAGACACACATAGACTTTAATCTAGGTTCCCGTAAGCAGATAGGTGAGTATCTTATTGATGCTGGTTGGACACCTAAGAACTTTACACCTACCGGACAGCCCATTGTTGATGAGGGCACATTGTCTAAGGTTAAAGATATACCCGAAGCTGCTTTGATTGCTAAGTATCTAATGCTTCAGAAGCGCTTGGCTCAGGTAAATAGCTGGATAAAAGCAGTTGAGCCTGACAACAGGGTGCGTGGTTATGTTAATCCTAACGGTGCTGTGACAGGCCGCATGACACACAGTCATCCTAACATGGCACAGATACCTAGCAGCAACTCACCCTACGGCAAAGAGTGTAGGTCTTGTTGGACTGTAAAGTCTGGTAACAAGCTGGTAGGTATTGATGCTTCAGGCTTAGAGCTTAGGATGCTTGCACACTATATGAACGACAAGGAGTATACAAATGAAATCCTCAACGGTGATATTCACAGCGCTAACCAAAGACTTGCAGGACTTGAATCAAGAAATCAGGCGAAGACTTTCATCTATGCCTTCCTCTACGGAGCAGGAAATGCAAAGCTTGGGTCAGTGGCTAAAGCAGGTCAAGCAAGAGGTAAACAACTGCGAGAACAGTTTCTTAATAGTGTCCCATCACTTAAATCTCTTGTCCAACGAGTACAGCGAGACAGTAAAAAAGGATTCCTCAAGGGGCTAGACGGACGTAAGCTTTCTATACGCTCTGAACATGCAGCACTCAACACGCTGTTACAATCAGCAGGTGCTATAGTTATGAAGGAAGCGCTGGTTGTACTGGAGAAAAAGATACGACACTTAGACGCTAAGTTTGTAGCCAACGTCCATGACGAGTGGCAGATTGAATGCAGCGAACAAGATGCAGAAGCCGTAGGTCAAGCAGGTATTGATGCTATTGTCGAAGCAGGTAAGAACTTAAACTTAAACTGTCCCTTAGATGGGGACTTCAACATCGGAGATGGATGGCATGAAACCCACTAAAGCAGACAGAAAGAAGTTCGACCTTGACCTAGCATACGGAGAAGTACGTGAAGATAAGATTGCTGCTATGCTTACAGGAAAGAAGATAGAAGTTAAATCAGAGCGTGACCTGTGGCAGAAGACAGGGAACATATGTATTGAGTATAAGTCATACGGTAAGCCGTCAGGTATTGACGCAACTGAATCTGACTACTGGTTCCATAACTTATGTATCGGTGATGATGAATACTGTACACTTGTGTTTAACACTGCTACACTCAAGAAGATTGTCAAGCGCCTAGATAGTTTTAAAACTGTGTCGGGTGGTGACAACAGGGCAAGCCAGATGTACCTGTTAAACCTTCAGAAGCTCTTCTCTTCTGATGTAATCAAAGCATTCAAGGAGTTAGAAGATGAACCAGAAGCCGCTTAATACTATAGTCCCTGACATCTACGGGCTGCTTGAAAACCTTTCAAACGGAGAGCCTCTTCCAATAACGGAGGAGGCGCTTGATGAAACGATGGCATCTATGAAAGAAGCTATCCTTCATTGGGCAACACCAAGACCCAGAGACACTGACTTCACTGTCCGAATGTCTAACGTAGGTAAGCCATCTCGCCAGATGTGGTTTGAAAAGCGTGACCCCAATGGCCGTGGAAGTGTTGATGGCGCAACGCAGATTAAGTTTCTATACGGTCATGTGCTTGAAGAGATTGTACTTATGCTTGTACGAATGGCACAGCACAACGTCACCGACGAGCAGAAAGAAGTTACAGTCAACGGTATTGTAGGACACATGGACTGTAAGATTAACGGTCAGGTAGTAGACGTTAAGTCTGCATCCAAGTTTGCTTTCAATAAGTTTGTCAAAGGAACACTGGCCGATGATGACCCCTTCGGTTACTTAGGACAACTTGCCGGTTACGAGAAAGCAGAGGGCACAGACAAGGGTGGATTTCTTGTTATCAACAAAGAGAGTGGTGAGCTTTGTATGTATGTGCCGGATGATTTAGATAAGCCGAACATAGATACTAAAATAAATACGCTGCTAGACGAATTAAAACTTGACACGCCACCAGAACTATGCTATACTCCCACACCTGATGGCAAGAAAGGAAACATGCAATTGCCTAAAGGTTGTACGTGGTGTAAGTATAAGTATGAATGCCACAAGGATGCCAACGATGGAGCTGGCCTCAGAACTTTCAAATACTCTACTGGCTATAAATATCTAACACATGTAGAGGCAGAACCAAAGGTGGATGAGATACTATGAATCGCAAGAAGTCTAAGCGTATAAGGAAGCATGCAGAAACTTTGCAGATTGAATGGCTTAAAAGTCTCCTCAATGACGAGGAGGCTTCTAAGATTACTAAAGATAACTTCAAAGACATGCTGCCCAAACAAACACACTTGTGGGCACAAGGCACAATACACACTAGTTTTTACACACTGAAGTGGCTGAGCAATAAAATAAAACAACTAATAAAAATCTTTCCCGACAAGGATGTTGAGGACGTAACTCCCCAAGACATTGCATGGAAGATGGAGCAGCGATGAAAAAAATACGCAAAGGATATAGGAAACCAAGGGTGAAGCGCCCAGTTGAAAAGGACTTAGTTAAAGGCTATGACTCAAACTGGGAATATGAGCTACACTCTGGCATCCTAGATGCTTGGGAGTTTCATGCCGACAAAGTTGAGTACACAGTTGCTCACAAGTACGAGCCAGACTTTGTTAAAGAAATAGAAGGTAAGAAGATACTGCTTGAAGCAAAGGGCCGGTTCTGGGACAGCGCAGAATACTCTAAGTATATCTGGATAGCAAAAGTTCTACCGACTGACGTTGAACTGGTGTTTTTGTTTGCTAACCCTAACGCTCCAATGCCTGCTTCCAAGGTACGCAAAGATGGAACAAGACGGTCACATGGTGAGTGGGCCTCTGCAAATAACTTTAAATGGTTTAGTGAAGATAGTATACCTGATAACTGGATTAACACGAAGAAGAAAGAGGACTTTAAAGATGAGCATTAATGACGCTACTCCCCAAGACTGGGACAGGGTGAGGCAAACCGGACAACCTACATTCGAGGAATATATGAAACGACTAAAGTCTAATTATGTTTATGACAGCACCGAAAACTACGGCAATGAAGTTACTAATGATGCAGGAGATTTTGCAGATTGTTGGACTGAGACTGCGGTAGATGTGTGGATGAAGGCAGCTCACGATGAAGATGTAGACCTCTGGGAAGACGAGGAAGAAGACATGGTAGGCGCTCCTAAGCATTACAACTCAGGCAACATAGAGTGTATTGATGCAATAGAGGAATCCATGTCCAGTCATGCATTCAAAGGCTACCTCAAGGGCAACTGCATGAAGTATTTGTGGCGCTATGACTACAAAGGCAAGCAGGTAGAAGACCTACAGAAAGCAGGTTGGTACTTGCAGAAGCTAACAAAAATGGTTTCCGAGGAGAACAGCTAATGGATAGACAACCAGTGTTTGAGTTTATACACTATCCAGAGTTCGGAGAAGCAGAGAGAGTATGTCCAGCAGTCAAGATAGTCTATACGATATATAGTGACGGGCAAACAGTACATGACATGAGAGAGCAGTTCAATTACTTTTTAAAAGCATGCTCCTACCACATACCACTAGATGAGGAAGAATAAAAGAATACCACTGAAGGGTGGCGCAGAGTGGGATGCTCTTACTAACGCTAAAAAACTTTATTGCTATTTAAAAAAGTCTGGAGTTGCTAAGAGCATTAAGCGGGGTTACAACAAACGATTTAGGCAAGAGGGTAAACGTGAAACAAAAGACATTAACTAAGTGGTGGCGGATATGGGCAAAAAGTCTAGGCGAAAAGGTTGGCGAGACAGATAAGCAAGCTAATACTGTTGCTGGTATTAGGACTGTTTGGTGGCTTACTCATATGGTTACATGCATCTTTATTATTGCAGGCAACGTAAAGGCACTGGGTCTTTTATAATGGATAGAAAAGAAGAAAGGCGGGATAGGTTTGACCGCAAGAAGAAGTTTAAAAAATTAACAAGGTCTTCTAAAGCTAAGACCGAACGCAAAAAAAATAAAAGGAAAGACAATGACAGTACAATTTATGGACATGCTGTGGAGCATTAACATGAGGTTAGGTGTGGGTCTTGACGTTGAGTCGTGTAGCAGTAGACCTGTTTGGGTTACTAGCATGGACGAAAAGATTGAAGCAGGAGAGTTTGATGGATTAGTTTTTTCTATACCTTTTTTTGTTATAACTATTGGCAACGTGTGGAAGATGGAAAATGATTGATATTATTACAGGGATACTTTATTTTATATTAATAGTGCTCAGTAGCGTAGTTATTTTTGCAGCCATACACAACATTTACACAGGGGATAAAGATTAATGGACAAGTACCAGCAGTTTATACACAAAAGCAGATACGCACGATGGTTGAGCGCTGAAGGCCGTAGAGAAACGTGGGAAGAAACAGTACAGCGTTACGTAGATTTCTGGGTCAACCGTAAACAGATAGATAAGAAAACAGCAGACCGCCTGTACGATGGCATTGTAACACAGAAAGTTATGCCGTCTATGCGTTGTATGATGACAGCGGGTGAAGCTCTAGATAAAGATAATGTGGCTGGATTTAATTGTAGTTACTTGGCTATTGATTCACCACGAAGCTTTGATGAATTGATGTATGTTTTGATGTGTGGTACTGGTGTAGGCTTTAGTGTTGAACGAGCTTTTATCAACAAGCTCCCAATAATTGCTGAGACATTCCACCCAACTGACACAACGATTGTTGTTGCCGACAGTAAGATAGGGTGGGCTTCTGCGTTTCGTGAGTTGATTGCAATGCTATATGCCGGTAAGATTCCTAAGTGGGACATGAGCAAAGTACGTCCCGCTGGTGCTAGACTTAAAACCTTTGGTGGCCGTGCTTCAGGCTCAGCGCCTCTTGAAGATTTGTTTCGCTTCTGTGTTGAAGTTTTTCAAAAAGCAGGTGGCCGCAAATTAACCTCTATTGAGTGTCACGATGTAGTGTGTAAGGTAGCTGACATTGTAGTTGTAGGTGGTGTACGCCGTTCAGCACTTATCAGCCTGTCAAATCTTTCTGACAATCGTATGGCTAAAGCTAAGACTGGCGCATGGTGGGAAGTAGACGGACATCGTAGACTGGCTAACAACAGCGTAGCATACACCGAGAAGCCAGACTTTGAGGCATTCATCAATGAGATGAAGACACTCTACGAAAGCAGGGCAGGTGAGCGAGGATTGTTTAGCCGTGTAGCTGCACAAAATATTGCAGCTCGTAATGGACGTAGAGATTCTGAGCAAGACTTTGGCACTAACCCGTGCTCTGAGATTATCCTACGCTCTAACCAGTTCTGTAATCTATCTGAGGTTGTTGTGCGTGAAGACGACACAGCAGAAACACTTAAAGAAAAAGTAGAACTAGCTGCTATCATTGGCACACTACAGGCAACGCTTACAGACTTCCGATACCTGAGAAACATTTGGCAGAAGAACACAGCAGAAGAAGCGCTGCTTGGTTTAAGCATGACAGGAATTATGGACAATGAGTTACTATCGGGTAAAGGAAGTGCAGAAGAGCTTGCATCAACACTGGAAGGTCTTCGTGACCACGCTATTAAGGTCAACGAGAAATGGGCTAAGAAGCTTGGTATTGAACAGTCTGCGGCTATTACGTGCGTTAAGCCTAGCGGCACTGTATCTCAGCTTGTTGATAGTGCTAGTGGCATCCATCCTCGCTTCTCTAAGCATTACATTCGCAGAGTACGTAGCGACAAGAAAGACCCGCTTGCAATCTTTATGGAAGCAGCCGGATTCCCAGTAGAACAAGACGTTATGTCAGAGTCTTCAGTGGTCTACAGCTTTCCGGTCAAGGCTCCCGAAGCTAGTGTGGTTGTAAAAGAAGTAGGGGCTATGCAACAGTTAGCTCTTTGGAAGGCTTATCAAAATTACTGGTGCGAACATAAGCCAAGTATCACTGTGTACTACACTGATGACGAGTACCTTCAGGTAGCTCAGTGGATATGGGATAACTTTGATATATGTTCTGGTATTAGTTTGTTGCCAGTTAGTGACCATGTATATCAGCAAGCTCCATATGAGGACATTAGTGCAGAGAAGTATGAAGAGTTGGTATCTGCTATGCCTAAAGATGTTAATTGGAATGACTTGATTTACTTTGAACAAGAAGACAATACCACAGGCTCACAGGAATTAGCGTGTGTCGGTGGAGCTTGTGAGATAGTATAAGGAGATATACATGAAAGCAAAGGAAGCTAATATACTATCGTTTAAAATCATTGTCAATCATTCGGGGGCCATCCTAACTGAGATGGGTGGTCTCCCCGAAGACCGACTACATGAAGTGTTTAAGGGTGATGAGCTGATGCTCGTGCGTAAGATTATCCGTGACGCTAAACCCAAGCTAGAGAAGATGCACGACTACCTTGAGCGTGAGCTAACAGCCTTCTCTACCACTTAGATTTATTAGCCCAATATGCCGCAGACATTTTGCCCTTGGCAATGTTCTTAGCGTGGCGGGCTTTAAAACTTGCACGTTTCTTCTTCATTTTGTCTGACTCACCGGCTTTGGGCTTACCTGCTGTACTGGCTCCTTGCTCCCCGTATCGGATTGTTTTAATTTTATCGCCTTCTTTTGCCACAACAATATGGCTCTTCTTCGGGTGGCTTGGTGTACGCTTCGGTTTATTATATCCGCTTACTCCTGCTCTGGCTAAACGTGGGTCTTTTTTCTTGCTCATTTTCTATAGCTCCGTGTTTTCTTTGCAATCTTTTTGGGCTGAGCGCTATGCTGCTTACCTTTCTTAGTGTCAGCCCGCTTCTTCTTTGTGGTTGCCGCATACTCCTTAGAGCTTAAAGCCTGCCTAGCCTTCTTAGGCAGATAGCGCTCCCCAGTTGCTTTCTTTCCTTGGGTACTAGGCTTACCTGACTTAGTACCCCACTCTTCTTTAGTCCATTTCTTTAAAGACTTCTGTGATTTTTTAAGCGCCATTACTTGTAACCTCCTCCTTTTGCTTTATACTCCTTTGCAAGCATTTGGGCTTTACGCGCTGACCATTGACCTGCCTTACCGCCTTTAGTGCTTGCTTTAATTTTGTTAAACAAGTTCTTACGCATAGTAGGCTTAGTATAGTTACCTGCTTTGTTTACTGTTGATTTCTTTTTAGCTGCTGGCATAAGAGTTACCTTTTAGAGTAGTTCTTGTTATCCATGTCTTGTATATTTTTGTATGATACAAGACCTCCTTTAGATTTTCGGCCTCTTAAAATATTCTTTTGTTCGGCATCTCTATGTATTGAACCTTTTATAGTTGAGTCTCCTTTTTTATTTGGGCCTACTTTATTTGAAGTTCCTTTTGCTGGGCCTTTAATAGAGTTTTTAAAGTGTTGGGGTATTGATTTACCTGTGATAACCTTTGAAGCTAAGTTCGCAATTCCAACCGGAGTTGGTTTTAAAGCTGTAGTTATTGCTCCAACTACAGGACTATTTGCAAGCTGTGAAATATTTTTAAATTTAGACATTTTATTTTTCCCTCGAAACTTTTTGAATTTTTTCTACAGAGCGCATAGCCCCTAAGCCTAACATCCCCATTAACACAGGCATCATTTCACCAGTCGGTATTAGAGGAACGACAACTCCTGATTCCAGAAGCTCTAAAATCATATTAGTAATTGGAATAGTTATGAAGTTTCCGGCCATTCCAAATACGCAAACCCACCCGACTGCTGGTCGCCAGCCCGCAACAAACAAACTCTTATGTGCTGCCTCAGCTTTGTTTACTTCAATCTGGCCCTTGGCAAGTTCTTGTGCGTGTTTTTCTGCCATAGTGCTAAGCTCAAACGCAATAGCATTCTTCTTATCTTTATCTTCTATGAACTTATCTAACAGTCCAGTAACCGGCCCAATCAATGAAGTTAATATAGTCATCTCAGTTCCTCAGTAACACCACATCACAGGAGCTTTGTCAGCTCCACAAATCCTGCTATCCACATGGATGAAAGTACGAGCGACTCCAATACCATTAAATCCCATCTTAATAGCTTCTTCCACAATCTTGTATCTTTGATAACCATTTGCCGCTTTAATGTCGGCTGCAATACCTTGGGCATGTTTTCCTGCTTTCTCCTTACGTTTTTCAATGGAGTGGTTGGGACTTCTGTAACCACTTGTTATAATAAACGGAAAGCCACACGCTTCCCGCAGTTCGTCAAGCTTGTGTATAAAGTCCCTTGACATTTCGTTTTCGCCAGTTTCTTGGCAATTAAAGTCTTCTAGTTTAAAGTATTTAAATTCGCTCATAGTCCTAAGTCCTTCAATGTGCCAACAAATATCTTGCTCTTAAATTCATTACCCTTGTAGTTGCTTATCCAGTCTCTAAGCTTTGCATACTCATCAGGAAGAACAGAGTTTATTTGTCTTTCTAGTTTGCTAAAGTCGTATGTGTCTGTAACGTAAACCTTGTCACCTTCTACAGTTACGCCTCCTCCACCTACAGAAAATGCTGCTTCTTCTGTGGGTGTGATGTCACCAGACTTCATGCGACCTTCTAAGTTGTCACGCTTTCTTTGCGCTGCGCTACCTACCTGTGCCCTAACATTAGATTCTTTTAAGTTATAGTCACCATAGTCAATAGTGCTTTTGTTTTTCTTCAAAGCATTAGCAGCAGCGAAGCCTAGCGCCTCAACAACTTGTGGGTTGTAATCATCTTCTGTTTTATCACCAGCAAGCGGGTTAAAAAACGCAATAAGGTTTTTAGCTACTTGAGATTGCGAAGCATTATAAAAACCTTTCAGCGTATCTACAAGACTTTCTTGGTCTTCCATTTGCTTTTCAGATTCTATCTCAATATCTCTAGGCTTAAACTCTATTGCTGGTAGTTTTATTTCTTTAGGTTCTTCTGTAGTACCCGCAGTGTTTTCTGCTGTACGACCTTTAGAACTAAAGTCTACGTCTGGCATCTTAACATCTGACAGGTCAGGTGCATCAGGTGTGTTAGCTTCGCGTACCTGCTCCATAGTCATGTCGCCCATAACGGATGTAGTCTTAGGCTCTGCCGTGGTTCCTGCTGTGTTCTCTGCTGTACGACCTCTAGAACTAAAGTCGGAACCCACTAGTTTTTTAAGGGCTGAAAGTGTCCGACCTGTAGCACCGCTAACAGACTCTTTAACGTCATCAAATGTTTCTGATACTGTACTTTGTACATCTTTAGAAACATCTGACAGTGTATCTAGAGTAGATTCCCCAGCTTCTGACATGACACGAGCTTTCTCTACTACAACGTCTTTTATGTTAGTAGCTTTTTCAGGTAACCCTGCAAGAATACTTTCTTTAGCTTCTTCAATTTCTTGAATAGGTTCTACTTCTTTAACTTCTGCTGCTTGAGCTGTAAACATATCAGGAGCTTTGTCGCTAAGCTTTAACTCTTGACCCTCAAAAATAACGTCAATATTTTCAATTTCATTTAATCTAGCTATTTCTTCTAGTGCAACTCCTTGGTCAATAGCAATTTGACTCAGTGTATCTCCACCCTTAACAATGTAGCCGCCCTTAGCAGCGCCGTGTCTAGAGTCTTTAGGGTCAAATGCACGAGCAGTAACAGACTTAAACTGTTCTGGTTTAAAAAGAATATACGAATAAGGGCTTTCGCCTACAAAACCTTGTTCTACTTCGTTGTTGTACTTAATAGAATCAAATCCTAAGTCTTCAAGAAGATTTCTAAACTCCGCATTTATTTGATTTCTTTTTAATTCTTGACGATAAAAACCAACAATATCTGTGGCCTCTCCTACTGGAGGGTCTAAGAATAAACCTTCAAATTCTTCAGAGCGTTGTGTCAATTCAGCAAGTTTAGACTGTTGTTTCTTGTTTAGCTTTAAACCTCTACGTGTAATCTCAGGCTCAAAGTATTCATCCCAACCACCGCCGGGAGTAAGGATTCTTTCAGCTTCCCAACCCGGAAGGTCTGTTTCAATAAGCAAAGGATTCCTGACATCAATGTAACCTGCGTTCATTGTAATGGGTTTTATTTTAAGAAGCTCTTCTCGCTCTACCGCTTCACCACCAAAGTATCCATACTCGTCAAGAGGCATGTCGTCTTCAATGCGAGTAGTGCTGCTTAATACTGCTTCTTCTTCTTTTAGTAAGTCTGGGTTACCAAACATTTCACCAGAGCGTTCACGAGTCAAGGATTTTGCATCTGATTCTAACTTAAACTCTTGCTTAGCTTTAGTGTTAGGAAGTCCACGTATAGCAATAGTTGTTGCTGCACCTTCAGTACCTACATGAACACCTACTTCTCTAGCAAAAGAAAATGCAAGAAAAGACTGAGCTTCTTGAAAGCTTGTTTCTGTACGAAAAAGTATAGACTGTTCTGTCGATTTTTCACGATATTTTTTACTGGCCGCTAGTCTTTCGTTTGCACTTAAAAGTTCAGGGTACTTATCATCAACAGTATTTTTTATTTTAGGAGCTTTAAAAACAGTAAAATCAATATCGCCTTCTGCTGATAATTTAATAAGTACATTTTCTGCTATTTTATCTCCGCCCATTTCTGACAAAGTGTCCATTCTCATTCTAGCTGAACTTGAAATAAAATCGTGTAGATTATCAAATGAAGGGTCATCAAACTTTTGTTTTTGTGCGGAAGCTACTTCTTCAGGGGTAACATTAATTTTAACTTCATCGTAAGCCTGCTTTAAAGAACGCACCATATCAGGAACCATGTATTCAATAGTTCCTTCAGGGTCTACTTCATTTTTGCTTTGCTGAATAATTCTTAAAGCTTTACGATGCTCTTCGTTATATCCCATAGCTTTTTGAGCATTAGCCCAGTTAGTAATTGCTTCATTTTCGCTTGTACTTTCAATAGCTTTCTTCCATTCAGGAAGCTTTTCAAGCTCTTCAATGCTTTTAATATCTTTTTTAATTTCACTATGAATCATAGCATCTACAAACTCAATATGACTCAAGTCATAAAAATCTAAGGCACCTTCCATTTCTAATTCTTCTAAGCCTTCTGATATTCTTGCAGAAGTTAAACTCAAAGTATCTTCATTAAAATAGTTATCCGTGGCTTTAGATAAATTTTCAGCTACTTCGTCATTAAACTCAGCAGGTTTTTTAGAAGCTATCTTAGGCCCTAGAGTTCCAAGCTTATTGCCCATAAGGTCAGAAGCTGTAGTTGTAACTGCTTTAGCTCCAATTTTAACAAGCCCGCCCACCACGAAACCGGGGGCAGGTACTTCTTTCTCAAACTCTGGGATTAAACCACCAAAAATATCTTCTTGTGCTTTACGTAAGCTTCTACGATAATGAGTAACGTCTTTGTCGCCGATTAGTGTTTTGCCCATATAAGTTCCAGACAAAACAGGAACTTTACCACCCAACGTAGGAATAATTCCTTGCTGGATTAAGTTTAAAGCATCTGAACTTGCTGGGCCAAAAGGCAAAGTAGCGTAGGACAAGGCGCTGCCAGAATACTTAGCAGAAGTCTTAGCACGATTAAAGCTATCAAGCAGCAAACCATTGCCGCCCCAACGAGCTACAGAGTTATAAAGAACTTCATCTAAGTCTTTGCCTCTCTCGCTTTCTCCGTTAGTTCGTAGATAGTTAGTCCATCGAGACATGCCTGTCATAATTAAAGCAGCGGGGACAAGCTTAGCACTATTACGTACAGGGGCTTTAGCTAAAGACTTAGCAGCTCCTTTAAGTACAGTATTTGTAAACGCTGCCGGATAGCTAAGCAGTTGAAATAATACAGCAGTTTTAGGATTAGAGTAAAGCAGCGGCTTTAGTCCTGACATAGCAGTAGGTTGCAAAACTACAGAGTTTGTATAACGTGCAACGCCGCCTAAGACATCTGTTTTATAAAAGTCACTTGTTGTGTCTGCGCCTGCTTTGTGCCAGTCAACTGCTTTTTTGTAATCAATGCCTAGCTCAGCCAACTCACCAGCTCTGACCTGCATGCTCTTATCTAGCTTGCGGTTTCCATGCCCTGCAAGTTTAGCAATATTGTCTGCAATCATATGCTTTCCGCTAGAAAAAGACGTAGCTTGTACAAACTTAGTCCACTGGTCGAGCATGTTTAAACGAAAGAATTTGTTACTAGCATTTTGCAATCTTTCATTTACTAAAGCATCTCCAGATAATCTATCACCTACTTGAGCCATTGCTTGGTCAACATGAATGCTAAACTGTCGCATTTCAGACATAGCTTCTTTTACAGTTAAGCCATGATTAGTAACTAATTTAGTTTCTAGGTCTTTTGTAACTCCTTTAAACGAAAACTCAATAGCTTCGCTTAACCCCTTAGCTGAGTTACGCACACCCGCTTTACCAAGGTTAAGAAATACTTCTGTCAAACTTGAAACAGTTGCTAAGCCAAGCATAGATACTCTGTTTACAAAACTATAAGTATCTACAACATCTTGAGCAGTCTTTCCATACCTGTCTAAGCCTTCGCCTGTAGCAGTACGATAAAGCATTTCAAGTTGTTTTTCTTGTTTTAAGGTAAAGTCTTCGCCTTTTTCTTCTACTTCTTTGCGAATGCGATTTATGTAAAAACCTTTAAACTGGTCAAAGTTGTTTACTCCCAGTACACGGTGCTTAGCAATAGACTTACCAGCCTGAAAAGTATATGCGTGTAAAGAACCTAGAATATCATCGTTTAAAAACTCTTGAAAATCTGCATCATCTCCAAGGTCGTTTAGCTTTCGTTTAGCTGAGAAAAAATAACCACCGCTTCCACCAGTGTCTACTTGATTCTGAACATCCAACATAGAATCTACAGTTCGGCGGGCACCACCTTTTGACATGTTGCCCTTAGACTGAAACAAATCCATCAAGCCTTTTTTGTTTTTTTCAATTGCAGAACGGCTCCACATACGTGGGATGTAGTTATCAACCAACTCATCAATAACTCCAATCTTTTGCAGTTGTACACCCATGTCAGCATACAAAGACTTAACGCCTGCGGCTGCTGAGTTAATAGCTTTGTTTGTAGTAGCGTCAAAGTTTTTATGCTTTAAAGGTTTAGAGCTACGGACAGACAACATGAGGGCTGCGTTCATTTCTTCAGCTAAAGTACCCTTAGCGGAGTTCATAGAAATATCTTCAACAATGGCTCGGAAGCGGTCATTGAACTTTCCTGTTACTTCTCGCTGTACTTCAGACAAGTCTTTTTCTACAACTTTATCTTGAACTTTAAATTTAATTCCAAACTCATAGCTTAATTTCTTTTGCAATTGCGCTGCTGTACCAGAAAGATTAGTAATAGGCGATAATACACCTGCGGCTTTTCCAAAGAAGTTTCCGCTTAAATCAGATGCAATAGTATGCAAGCCCTGCTTAACTCTATTAGTTACACCTTCTGTTGTTTCTTCGGCATCCGCAGCAGCACGAATAATGCGGAGTATTTCTTCGCGTGTTTTTTCACCGCCACCCAAATCATCTGCAAACTTTTTAGCCGCAGCATTTAAAGAATCACTACCTTCTACAACTTTAGCTGTTGCACCTTCAGGCCCTGAAAGTCTTAAAGCTTCGTCTATAAGCGAACCTCCAGAAGAAGGAATAAACTCTCCGTCTAAAGCTTCATCATACAGAGAAGCCCCTACTTCAACAGAAGGCTCTTTGCGAGGTTCTGTAGCTTCTCTAAAATATTTGTTACCTATTTTAGAACCTACAGAATATAAACCCATGCCCGCTAAAGCGCCTACAGTTGCTCCTGCGGCGGTTTCTGTAACACTGTACTCATCCTTCTGGCCTACAGCTAAGTCAAGCTCTTGAGCTACGTGTACGCCTGCACCGCCATAAATAGAGCCAATGCCTGCGGCAGCTTTATAAGGGTTAGAAGTATTAGCAGCCTTAGTAGCTTTGATGGCATTAGCCAAGACACTTCGTGCGCCCTGCTGTGCTACTTTACGTGCGCCCACACCTGCAACGGCAGAGGCTCCTCCGGTTGCGGGAGCAGCAAAAAGACTTCCAAGAACTCCAATAGTTTCAGGATTAAACAACACATCTGCACCATAGTCGCCTACAGCAGAAGCCCATTCACCAGCACCAGAAAGTTCAGCAGCATTAAACCTGTCTTGCATTAGCCTGTAAGCAGATTTAACATCTTCTGGAGCATCTTTGAGTATAGTGGCTTTGCTTAGTGGAGAACCAATACGAGCTACGTCATCCCGCATAAACTCAGGAATATCTGTTTGTTTTCCTATTGTTGCTTGGTCAATTAAAGCTGAACCCAAACCACGATGCTCTGACAAATAGTCTGTAACTTTGTCAAAAGCTACTTGAACTGAAGCATCTTTTTCAAAATCAGTAACTGAATAATTTTCAGGTACAAAAGATTTATCTGAATTTAATTTTTCAGCTTCTGTTAAATACGCAGATGGGGCATTAATTTCATCAAGGTAAGCACTAAAAAGTTTTGACATTAAATATTATCCTTTAAATTATTCTTCAGTAGAGCCGTATTTATTCATATAGTTAGCATATAGATTATTAAAACGGTTTTGTTCTTTTTCAAGTGCTTTAGATATGTTAACTATTGCTCCTTTGTTATATGTATCTTCTTCAGAAAAATAAGATATTTTTTCATTGCGAACTTTAATTTTTTTATCTAGCTCCATTAATTTTTTATATGCTCTCATTTGCCTACGGGTGTCTGCTGTTATAATACCACGCTCATCAGCAGGTGCTGGAACAGGAAGTGATGCCATGTCAATAACTTCAGACTCTTGTTCATCTTCAACAGCAGTGCTTATTGTGTTTGGTTTTCTATTAAAAAGATTATTATATTCACGAATTAAATTTTCTTCAGTCCCTTCAATTCCTTTATTTATAACAGACTTAATAGTTTTATGTACGTTTCCAAACAACGGGCCTGTTTTACCCTCAAAATAGTTGTTAGCTTCTAACTTAGCGTCTAGAACTGAACGACCTTCAGACGTTTCAGTACGATAAGCTTGGTAAAGATTCATTAAATTTTCACTGCCACCTAGCTGACCTATGCCGTCACTATTGTTTATTTTTTTATTGTTAATTGCACTTTCAATAGCAAACATAGTATGATAAGGATTTCCAAGTCCTGCATCAAATAAAACTCGATGATGGTTTCCCTCAATATACGCGTCAGCTACCATCTCTCCAGCAATTATAGAGGCTTCTGAGCTTGTTGCCCAGCCTTCATTTTTTGCACGATAAATAATTGCACCGGCTTTTGAACTAACCGTTTCATTTAGAGACAACATCATTTCTTGGCCTGTTTTAGATGTGTCCCGTTTCCTTGCTTCTCGAACAATTTCTTCAAAAGCTTCAGTAAGCTCTCCACTTTTGTCGCCTTCAATTCCCATTAAAGCTTTTTTACCTGCATCTAAATATGTTTTATTTGTAGATGTAGCAATTTGAGAAGATAGAAGACTAAACCCCTTTCTTTGTGTCGATGTTTCTGAAGTATCAAAATTAAATTTGCCGCTTGCATCAGCTGAAATCATTGTAAGACTTTCTACTCTTCCCTTTTCATCATATGTAGTCATCGGTATTACAGCAACTTCTCCACCAAAATCAGTTTTTTGCATTGTTGGAGTTCCGAATGTGGGGCCTTTCCTTCCTAAATCTACGCCTTTCAATAAATCTTGCTCAGCAATAAATGCAGAAAGCGCTGAGTCACCTGTGCCTTCGTAAGCCGATTTGTATTGAGTTAGTTTATCTGAAGTTTCTAAAAGTTTTGAGGTAGAGTTATGTACGTCTGCTTTAAGAACTCCCGTACCTTTACCGACCCAATTAGCTATGCCGCCAACAATACCAGTACCTCTACTTCTTTTAATAGAATTAACATAAGCATCTTCTTCGCCACCTCCGGCAGATAAAAAGTCTTGAGTTAATTTTAAACCTTCTTGATGCTCTTTATATAGCTGTTGACTCCATTTTTTAGATAGTTGATTTTTAAATAAATCATATTCATTTTGATTATACGTTCCATCAGCATAAGTAGCTTTTAAATAACTATCAACCTGTGGAGCTGCTTGAGTTTCCCAGTAAGCAGTTTCACCACCAAGAAAAGCCTTAGCAGTTTTATCAGCAGTGGTATACCTAGTGCTTTCATTAAGAGCAGTTGTAGTTCTTAATTTGTTAGCTAAGTTTTCTTCGTTATTTAAAAAATTATTTTGACGTTGAGTAAAAATATCTGAAACAACCTCTGTACCTATTTTTACAGCCGCTGCTTTCCAAAGATTTCTTTTTTGTTCTTTTTTTGCTTGGCTTCTAAGCTTATCGTTTCTTTGACGAATATCCGCTAAAAGGCTTTCACCGTATGCAATTGAATCTTGTGCCATGTTTACTGTCCTTCAGGTTGTGCCATTAGGCTAGGTTGTTCTGGAGCTTCGCTTACTTCTTCTGTTACTTCTTCTTCTTTAACTGTAGGCTCAAGAAGACTAGGAAGATTTTTCATTTCTGTAGCCATATCTTCAGTAATAAAACCTTGTGGAATCATGGAGTTTCTAAGTTCTTCTAATTTGCCTTTTTCCATTTCAACACCGAAGATGTCGCCTTCTTCTTCATCGTTGTCAATCTTAATGTCTAGGTCTAAACGCTCAGCAAGTGCAATAAGCATATAAGCTAAAGGCTCAGCAAGCATCATCATTAGGTCAGGATTAAACTTACCTTGTTGAAACTGGTCAAATAACAGAACTTGTACAATGCTCATTATTGGAACACCCTTAGATATTCCAGTCATCAAAGCTACATAAGTTTCATCTTCAGTTACAAAGTCCCACATATACATAGTAGCTTCGTGGACGTTAGTAAACTCTGGAGGTCTTTCATACGGAGCAGGGTTTTCCGGGTCTGTAGTAAGAGACTGGCCCGGAATAGGTCTGTTCATTTTAGACACTTCTTGCATATATACTTCTTCTTCCATTATGCTGTACCTCCAATTCCTCTAGCCATCGTCTGTGTATAGAAATTAGCTCCAGCTCCAAAGGGTGCCAAGTTATAAAAATCAGTACCCGCAAGCTGAACTTGCATGGCTCTGTCGTTAATTTCTGGAGAGCCGTAAGTTCCTGCTGGGGCTGTATCAAACTGAGCAACAGCTCCATAGTATACATTAGCAGCTTCAGGCTTAGCTTCTAAACCTACGTTTTGATAGAGTCGTTGTTTGCCTAGCCCTACTATTTCGTCTGGTATTTTAGCTACTTGCTCGCCAAGGTAGTCTTTACCTTCTTCAAATACGGCTTCACCTAAAGGTCTGTCGTCAAGAAACTCTTTATATTTTGTTGAAGCATAGTCTGTAGCTCTGCTTAAAATGCTATCGCTTTTAACAGGGCTTACTCGTTGGTCTGCTGGCGTTTGTTTAATAGTTCCGTCAACAGCGTAGTCTTCATACTCTAATATATCTTCAGGCTTAGCACCAGCAGTTAAATCATCTAAAGGCTTAAAGCGCTCATCTATTGAATCAGGGAACTTAGACGCTTGTTCTTGCAGTGCCTTGGTTTTGCTCTCAACAAAATCAGATTTAGTTACTTTAGCCGCAGCCTTCTTAGCATCTAAAGCAGCCTGTTGAGACGCAGTAGGCATTCTGCCGTTAATAGCGTTTTCAAAATTAGTCATAATAGATTTAGAGTTTTGTAATACAGACTCTTGAGTAGCGTTCCAAGCAGACTCAAAACTTTTATCTGTAATGCTTGGCATTAATTTGTTCATGCCCGGAATAGTATTTAAAGCTGCGCCGCCAAATTCTTTTACAAAAGTTTCAACTCCTTGAGTTACAGTCTTAAACGCAGAGTGTCCTGCTTTTGCAAAGCTGCCGCCTGCCTCAAGAACTTTACCTGCGGCTTGAGCAATCTTTCCGCCTTGAGCTAAAGCGCCTGTAACACCTCTAAATGCTTGTCCGGCTACGTTACCTATTCCCGAAAACAAGTTACCCATCATGGCACCTACAGGAGTAAACATAAGAGCCAACTGGCCTACAATGCCTATCTTGCCCATAAACTTGCCAATCTTTTTAAAGGCAGACTTAATGCCCTTGCCAATGCTTTTAAAACCTTTCTTAACTTTTTTAAATACTTTTTTAAAAAATCCCATGCTTTTGTACCCTCTTAACCTGTGCTACTTATTGAATTAATTATTGTAGAGATAAACTTACTTGCATCATCTTTATTTTTAAATACTGATTCATTACCAATAGCAGTTGCAATCATCTGAGCTTTACGTTGCTGTTCGTTTTCATAGTTTTGACGTATGTAAGCTGCCTCGTCTCGTAACTGCTGCCATAGTTGCGTCTGCTCCTGAGATGTCATGTTGTATGCAATCTGCACGTTCTGCTGATTAGCTGCATTCTGCGCTGCTGTATCAGCTAAGTTAGCTTGCCTGCGCCACTGAATGTTTGACTGCTCAACAGCCTGTGCATTTGCTGCATTCCACTGGTCACGCTGAAAGTCTGACTGCTCGTTAAACTTTTGTACATCTACAGCTAATTGATTATTAAACTGTTGTGCTTGTAGTTCGTTTCCTGCATCTATAGCGGCCATCCTGTTCTTTTCAGTAGCGTTAAACTGGTCACGGGCCGCAGCAGCAGAAGAGTTATATTGCTCTACTTGTACACCCAGACTGGACATAAACTGGTCTGCTTGTTGCTGACTAGTTGCTGCAAACTGTCTAGATGCATTAGTAGCTGCTTGGTCACTTAGCATGGCTTGTTGTTGGTTCTGAGACTTAATTACATTCGCTTGCTGCCGATTATTTAAATTAGACATATCCATCTGTAAAAACGACTGAGCATTTTGTGCTGCAAGCCTAGTATTCTTATCGAGATTAGCCATATCTAAAGAAGCCAAAGCAGTTGCATTTTGTATTGCTGCTTGTTGCTCAGCACTAAACTGTGCCGAAACCATTGTTTGCATAAACTTACTGTTGGCTAGCTCTACTTGTTGCGCTGCATTAAACTTGGTTAAATCTATATTAGCTACCGTTGAAGCATTTTGAACTGCTCTTTGCTGGTCAACAGTCAACTGTGCTTGATTCATCTCTGCTGCAATCTTGCCCTGAAGCATATTGGTTTGCATACGATTGTTTAAGTTTGCAAGCTCTGTTTGCTGTGCAGCACTAAGGTTTTCAGATTCAGATTGATTTAAAGCTGTTAAGTTAGCAAGCCTCATCTGCTGGTCATTAGACAGATTAGCCAGTTCCATTTGCTGTTTAAACCCAGCATTCTTAGACAAGAAATCTGCGGCTGTTTGCATTTCAACTAAACGCTGTTGTTGAACTGCCGACATGTTTTCGGACTCAGTAGCATTCATGTACTGCATTTCAGCCAGTTCAATCTGCTGTTCATTGCCCAAGTTCTGCGCTCTCATGGCCTGCTCATTCATAGCAGTAACTTTAGCAGCTTCTTGAAGATTAGAAAGATTCTGAGTTCGAGTTTGTTGCTGCATCTGTGCAGTGGTCATTACGGCATCTTGTCTAAACTGGCTCTGCATTGTTGCCATTTGTTGAGCCATTTGAGCTGTTTGAGAGTTGGCTGTTTGTTGATTAGAAAGATTAGCCATGCGTCTCTGCATGTCTAGTGTTGCTGTAGACATGTTAGCTTGTTGCTCGTTGCTTAGGTTTTGAGCTGCTCGCTGCTGCAAAGCTTGAGCATTGCTTTGAGCCATTGGCATTGCGCTTTGTATAATAGCATTAAACATTGCATCACGGCCAACACTAGAAGCGCTCATGCCTCGTCTAGCTAAGTTAGCTTCAACTGCCGCAAGTGCTGGCTTAGCCCATGCAGGAGTTTTACCATCTTCAAGTCCACCCAACAAGCTTTCCATTTGTGAAGATACTAAAGCTTCTGTGGGCAGTGCTGCAACGGCAGCTCTTACTTCTACAGGCTGTTCGTCTATAGCAGCTTCAACGGTTGCAGGGTCTTCTACAATTGCTGCTGTAATCTCTGGCGGAAGCTCACCAACTTCTGCAAGCATTCCAGCCGCTGCGCCCTTAGCAGCTTCGCCTTGAACTGTTCTGCGCTGTGCAGCTTCAAAGCCTACTGTACCTATAATTTTAGCAGCTTCGCCTTCAGAAAGAGTGTCGTCTGTAATAGCTTTACGTGTTTGAGCTTCAGCAGCTTTAGCTTCTTCAACAGAAGCAGTCTTACCACTTACTTTGTTTACGTAGGCTCCTGAGTCAACATCAAAAACTACATTGCCTGCCTGAGCTTCTCTTTCGGCTTGAGTATCTCTTTGTGCTGCAACGGCTCTTTCACTAAGCTCTGCATCTTCTGCTCTAGCTATAGCTTCTGGAGAAAGCTGTCCTTGAGCTGCTGTAACATCAGCGCCCTTGCCCATTAAAGAAGCGTCAAACTTAGCACCTTCAACTTTTGCTGCGGGGCCTATTTTATCTGGAGCTGCTTGTTCCGCAGTTTCGCCCATATCGGGAGCAGTAACATCTTCGCCTACAGTTACGGTTTTCGCATAGCCTACAGATTGAATATCTTTTTTATCTGTAGTAATTCCGTATCCAGCAGCTTTTACAGCTTTCATTTCTGGAATAGTATACTCAGGAGCTGTTTGTTCAATTTTAATTGGAGCGCCAGTACCTACCGGGGTTGAGTCTCCTCCGGTTTGATTTCCACCACCGCTGGGCGGCCTACCACCATAACCGTTTCCGTTTTGAAGTTCTTTGCCTTCTTCGTTTGCCATACTGCTATCTCCGTCGTCTTCTTCAGTATCTTCTGAGTTTTCTTCTTCTTTATCTTCAGTTTCTGTATCACCTGTATTAGAGCCACCTTCAGGCATAGTAGGTTGAGACTCATATTCATTTACACCTGTTTCTTCATTTTCAGAAACAAGAACAGGGTCAGCTTCTACTATTACTTCGTTTACTTCTTCTTCAGATTCATTATCATTTGTACTAGAAGTGTTTCCGCCTGTTGGAGGTGGGGAATTATAGTCGTCTACACCTGTTCCTTCATCGTTATAATCAATAACAGGTTCTGGGTCGTCTATAGGTTCAGCTTCTACTATTACTTCGTTTACTTCTGGTTCTTTTTCTTCTTCAGGGGCCGGAGTGCTTGCATATCCGCTAGAGCTTCCTCCACCATAACCTCCACCAGAATAAGTTGAGCCAAGACCAGCCGGAGTTCCAAAGCCTGTACGACTATACTGTCCTACACCAGCATTGTTATAGCTTCCACCCGCAGTAGGGCTTGGATTATAGCCGTAAACAGTAGAGCCTTCCATGCTGCCTCCACCGCCTCCACCGCCTCCACCGCCTCCTGTATTTCCGTAAAGATACTGCAAACCACCGCCATAAGCTTGTGCTCGTATTCGACTAGCTTGCAGGTTTTTTAAAGTTTGTCTAGCTTTAATCATTAATATGTCCTTGTGCTACGCAGCATATTTTTTTAAGTATACATAGCTTTTATGTATTGACTTTTCTGTAGCGTTTTTTGGAAGCTCTACATCTATATCGTTGTACTTGTGAATATGTTTATCTGTAAGTTTATAATCACTTTTATTATATACTACAGGATACTCTACTTTTAACTCAGGAAGCTTTACATTTTCATGTAGTTTGTTTTCGTCTTCCATTTTTCTAAGTTCGTTTAAGTATACATCCATCCACTCATAATCAGAACCAAAATTAGATACTGCCATTACTGTGCCTGCATTTCTTTCGTCATATACATAGGTTGCAGGCGTTTCATCTGTAGTATAAAAATCTAAGTTCCCTAACACCGCTTGGTTTTTTAACTCAAACATTTGAAGAGTATCTTCACCTACAACTATATCTTCATTAAATCTAAACTGTGCTGCTTTTTTGCTGAGCCACGTAACACGACAATGTACTTCATTATCTTGTGAATACTTTTTGTGTTGTGCATAAAACCTGTAATGCAAGCTTTCAAAGTATTTTGATTTTTCTTCGCTCAGTCCATATTTGTCTTTAAACATTGTATAATAATCAGAGCTTAACAAATCACTATAGTCTACTGTAAAGGGCTGCAAAGAATATAAAGTATTTTTTACATACCGATAAGACTTCTGATTTATTAAACATACTGCATCAGGAGGATTATCCAGTGTTTCTAAATTCTTGTACATCCAAACTCCATGTGGAGTTAAGAAATCATCTCCATCTATCATAACACAATAATCATTATTAGATTCTAAAAAAATATCTAATACAGAGTTCTTGCCTTTTGCAGGAGTTCCGTTGCTTTCTGTAATATAATACTCAATGTCTTTTTCTTTACAGAAGTCTTCGGCCTGAACACTATACTTCTTATTTAATGTGTTTATGACTACTACAGCATCCTTTATTTCTATGTTACTATATCTAGAATCAAAATGCCTAACAAGAGCATCATAATTAATAGACGTTAAAATATAGAACTGCATTCAATCTTCCTTGTTTAAAAGTCCTTTTACGGTATCTGATTCGTATATCCTTATACCTAACCATATAATAGTGAACAACGAGGCTGTAGGAGGAAGCCAAGCAACTAAAGAAAGTATGCCGGTTGAGGCGGCTACTACATCTACTGTTTCTTTTACTGATTCTGCTACAGCCATTAGATTGCCCCTATTGCTTAGCTTTATTGTTTAGAAATGCAAATTGCTCCAAGACCTTGTAAGCCTTAGCAACAAACTCATCATCTTTCGGAGTTTCAGTGTAGTTGCACACAACACTAGCAATAGTCACTAACGAAGTAGCCAGTACATAAATATCAATTAAGTATTCCATTAAATAATTCCTGTGTTAAATAACCAGTATGCGCCAGCAAAAGAAGCAAGAACTGCTATAGTAGCTAGTATGTTCTTAACTGCATCTCCTAACTCACGCTGTTTTTTTAGTTTAGCAAGTCTAGCTTTTTCTAACTTATGCTTATGGTCTAAAATAGATTTATTCTGAATCATCAACATATCACGCCAGACCTGCTTAGGCGTTATTTTCTTTAACTCTTTTTCTTGTTCTCGTATGGCGTTCTTAGCCCATGCAAGTTCTAGAGCCTCTTCTTGTGTTAGTACGTGGTCGCCTGCTTTCGTGGCTTCCTCAATACTTTCGACAGCTACCTTGCTGTCAGTGAGGCTGGTAAATAATCCTGTCAATCCCGACAAGTGGTCGCCAGACTCTTTGACGGTTTTTATGCCGTCATTAAGAGCCTTTAATACGCCTACAACTGCGGAGATTTCTGCAATCATTACCAAGGAGTTCCTGCAACTACTGAAGGAGCTTTGCTGTCTGCAATCTGTGCAGCGATAGAATCTTCTACAGCGGTCACTGTTTCTTCGCCCATGCTGTCCTTGCACCAGCCAATAGCCTGAGCTTCTGTAATGTCTGCATAGGGAATAAAGCCTTCTGCGTCTGCATCGGGCGTAAAGCTACAAGTGCCATAGCTGCTGCCTGAGTGGTCGCCATCTACATCTGATGCTCGCCAGTGTGCAACAATAACGCCATCGTCTGATGAGTTACGTTCTAGTGTTGAGATTGTCCAAGTTACTGCCATGATTAAATACCTTCTTCTAGTGATGTGTTGTATGCAGCAATAACTGCGTCAGTATGCACAGCAGCACAGATAGCCTGTACCTCTGCTGATTCGTTGCTGTAGTCCTGTCCTGCGACTACAACGTGTCTGTGATAGCCAGAGGATAGCTCTACGCCGTCCTCTAGGACTTTGGTGCAGGTTCGTACTTGTACTGCTTTGAACTCACCTACGATTTCAATCTTGTCTTCTGATATTACTTTTTCTAAAGCCATTGTGTTGCTCCTGTCTGTGCCTACCGTCCGATAGGCGTATGGTTGTTATGCTGTTTGGTATGTGATGGTAAAGTTAAAATCAGTATTTGCGCTGTTAATACCTGTAACAGGAAAATCTGCACCAGCAGAATTATCTCCTAACTGCCTTATATACATAACAGTAGTCGAACTAGCTGTAATAAACGACACAGTTGCATATGTCTGCCCACTGCTCATATCTCCATTACTAAGCTCAATTGTCCCTGTTGCAAAAGTAGAGGAGTTTTTATTAAACGGCGCTCCTTGTATTTGTACATAACCAGCATGACCGCTTCCGCTAAGTTCTATGTTAGTAATTGCCGCTGAAAGAGTGACAAGATTGCCTATTCTTGTATAGCGAGGCGTAGCCGATGCTGTATAGGTATATGCACCTCCTCCCGAACCTGCTATTACAGGAGTCCAAGTCCCCTCCTCATAGTCATCCAGCGTCTTGCTTGATACGCTGCCGCCAGTGGTTCCGAAGACTACACCGCCTGATAGGTAGAGGTCTTTGAAGCGAGCTGCTGAGTAGCCTAAACTTAACAACCCACTACTATCTACAGGTGTGCCACTTACCATTGTGACGGGGCTAATCTTGTTGTTGTCATCGTCAAAGAATAAGCCTGCATCTCCTGTGCCTATGCCTAACCTTCCAGCAACAGTACCAATACTACCTACGGTTGTGTTGTTTTTGCGGAATACTGCAATATCACCGTCAGATGTTGTACGATTGAGATACAACGTAGGTACAGCGCCAGATGTGTGAGTGACCACCCCGTTAGTACGCAACTCGTGCCCAACAGTAGCGGTATCAGAAGCAGTCTTACCCGCCAACAGAAAGCCTGATAGGTAGAGGTCTTTGAAGCGGTTTGTTGATGAACCTAGATTGATAGCAGCATCCCTAGCACCGCCATTAGTTCCTCTTGGTATAATGTGAGGCCCAGCAGGGTCAAACAGCAAGTTTACATCAGCTTTACCAATGTAAGGCAGATTTACGTAAGTACCAATACTACCTACGGTTGTGCCGTCTTTGCGGAAGTTAATCATTTCTCCGTCAGATGTATTCCTATTAAAAATAGCCATTACATCATCGCGGGTTATATCAAGACGACCGAAACTGTTTACCATAGTTCCTGAACCGCTTGTATTATTGTACAGAGTAGAATCAGTAGTACCCACCAACAGGTTCCCTGATGAGTCTATACGCATGCGTTCTGTAGCAGTTGTACCTGTTTCAAACGTAAACGCCTGATTATAACCAGCAGTTATTGTTGCGACACTCTGAGACGAACTTAGTTCAAGACCGTAACCTTCTGATTGATGAAACTCTGCAATCTTACCGTCTGCGTCACCTCTGCGAACATCTAAAGACGCACTAGGCGATACACCAATACCCACGTTTTCCGAAGAATCAATAGTAATTGCAGTTGCATTAGAGTTATCTACAATTCCCGGAGTGCTTGAAAGCTCTATAGGAGTTTTTGTTAATGCCATTATCTTATTCCTCTAATTAAATTGCTGCGATGATGAAGGCGAGTAGCTCACTGTAGCGAACACCCATCCTAGTCTTTTCTTCGTTGGTTTCTTCGTCAGTCCAAGTGCTGCTAATGAACATGGCGTAGTCACCTGCGTCCAAGCCTTCAGCAGTAAAAGCATCTTGTAGGTCTTGTGCGATGATTCCAAAGTGTGTGCGAGCCTCGTCACCCTTCTCAGCTACTGAATCCTTCCAGCGGAACTTACGCAGTAAGCCTTTAGCGGCTACAGCTACACGCTGCTCTGCGTCAGAGAGTTCTGCTATGTCCTGCTTCTCGTTGCGGTCAGATGTTTGGATAGTACCATTGGTGGCGTAGATGTCGTTAAAGCGAGAGCCGGAGTAACCTAAATCATGGACATCATCAGCAATACCGCCTGTTGTGGTACAGGGAAAAATACTCGCATGAGTCGAGTCGTAATAACTATATTTTAAACCACCCGCTACTGGCCCAGTAACATAAACAACGCCGCCATTAGCACCAATACTACCTACGGTTGTGCCGTTTTTTGCAAAGATTGCAATGTCACCATCAGACGATAGACGATTAAAGTATCCGACATAACCTCCGTCACGTATAGCATCAAAACGCCCATTAGAACCAATCAACATACCCGTTATTGAACTTGAAGAAACAGACTTACCCACCAACAGGTTGCCTGCTGAGTCTATCAACAGTCTAGTTTGATAAGTAGAGCCAGTCTGTGTTGTGGATTGACGTATTGCAAAATCACCATAACCGTGGGTATCTGTTTTAGCCCACCAAGAACGGCTATTACCATCGCTCCCATAATTATGTATCACACCACCGCCATCAAAAGAACCTGAGCCTACTATGGATTTTCCTGATAGGTAGAGGTCACGGAAGCGAGCTGCTGATAGACCAAGGTCGTGAAGACCGTCAGCATTTGCACCTGTTGTTGTTACAGGAAGCATCACAGCGTTTGTAGAATTTAAGTAAGAATACTTCATGCCCCCTGCTTGTGGTGCTGAAACATACATAGTTGCGGCATTAGTACCAATACTACCTACGGCTGTGCCTTCTTTGGCAAAATATAAAATCTCTCCGTCATTTGTGTTTCTGTTCAAGTGCATGGCGTAATTAGAGCTTGCTGAGAAAAACGAACGATTATCTGAGCCACCTCTAATAGCAACACCTGACTGCGTATTGCCAGCACCGGGCGCATCATCAGTAGTGGCAAACATGGTATGACCTGATGAGTCTATGCGCACGCGTTCTGTTGCCGTAGAAGCCCCTGTGCGGAAAGCAATACCATCTCCTGTGTTTCCTATGATGCCTACTTCATTACTTAGACCCATCCATACGTTTGAGTCTGTTTCATCTTCTTCGGTTAAATACACAACTGGCTTATTACCTGATACGTTAAGTACACCATCAGGAGTGCTTGAAAACTTAGATGCACTTGGCGAACTAGTACCAATACCCACATTGCCTGATGACATAAACGTAGCAACAACAGAATCGGAATCGTCTTCCCATATTTGCCACTTACCTGCTGCTCTTTCTCCAATCTCCCAGTTTGTTCCTGAAACTGTAGAGTCTTGACGAATAATAGAATCTAAAGGCGCAGTACCACCTAAGTGCAACTTGGTGCTAGGCGAACTTGTACCAATACCCACATTCTCAGAACTATCAATAGTAATTGCAGTGGCGTTACCGTTGTCTACAATGCTTGTACTCAGCAAGCCTCTGCTTACTTTAGTTAATGCCATGCTTTTATTCCTCTAGTTGTGCAACACGGTTGCGTAGTGATTGTATTTCTTTAACGAGCATTGGGACTAGCTTACTGTAGTCAACGCCCATCATCTCTTCTGAGTCTTCTGGTACTGACACAGCCTCTGGTGCAACAAGTTGTAGCTCCTGTGCAACCATGCCGTAGTCTTGATGAGAGCCGTCAGCCTTCCAGTCGTACTGTCGTACTTGGATAGAGTCTATCTTGCTACCTGCGTCATCAGCGTCTGCAATGTTTTCCTTGAGGCGTTGGTCTGATGAGGTGTTGTAAGCTGTGGAGCTACCTGTGCAAAAAATGTTACCGACCCCTGCCCCTGAACTATTAAGGAAAAACCCCGCATAGTAATTGTGATTGGCGCTAGGTATTGTTGAATATCCAGCGTCAGATGAGCCTACGTTTCTAATTCCTATGCCAGCATGATTATCTATTGTCAGTAGTGGCGCTATTCCTGAGTAGTTGTAAGGGCTAGTAGTACCCACCAACAGGTTGCCTGATGTGTCTATGCGAATGCGTTCTGAAGAACCTGTAGCAAAACGTATATCTTCTGCTCTAAACCCTAATGGCTTTAATGCTGAACCTGCGGAGTTAGTGACTTGTAAAGCAAAGTTACCACTGCCCACTTCACCAACGCTACTAGAAAAAGAACCGCGAGCATTTGTAGAAAGAGTTGCGTCTAAGCCACCAACATTAGCAGTGCCTGATAGGTAGAGGTCTTTGAAGCGAGCGCCTGAAACCCCTAAATCAATAGCACTGTCTCGCGCAGCAATGCCGTTAGCAGGGTAAATAGCGTCAATGTCACCAGCAAAGAGGACACCCGTGTCACCGCTACCAATAGAAAGTCTGCCCACGTTAGTACCAATCCTACCTACTTCACTAGAATCTTTATAGAAAATCTGAATTGGACCGTCGTTGGATAGCCTCGTTAATACGCTTGCTTGAGTTCCGCTTGTTGTCGAATAAACTTGACCATTGCTGTATAAAACAGTGCCTGCTGTAGCCTGCGATGTAGAAGTCTTACCCACCAACAGGTTGCCTGATGAGTCTATTCTGGCGCGTTCTGTTGCCGTAGAAGCCCCTGTGCGGAAAGCAATACCATCTCCTGTATTTCCTATGATGCCTACTTCATTACTTAGACCCATCCATACGTTTGAGTCTGTTTCATCTTCTTCGGTTAAATACACAACTGGCTTATCACCTGATACGTTAAGTACACCATCAGGAGTGCTTGAAAACTTAGATGCACTAGGCGAACTCGTCCCGATTCCCACGTTGCCATTACCTTTGACAACTAAATAATCCCCAGCACCAGCGTAATTGCCAACGCTTAACGCGGTAACTGAGGCATCATCTCCTGCGTGGATTAACAAGCCATACCCGTTTGTTGCGTGAGTATTTTTAAATTTACCCAGCCAATCTCCACCCACTGATTTTTCAACGTGGATCGGATAATTGGGCGTAACCCCGATTCCCAAAGACTCCGCCGAAGCATCCCAGAACAACTTAGCCGTTGTGCCAGTGTCCTCGTAGAAGCTGATGTCTCCGTCATAACTTATTCGTAAGCGGTTATACCAAGACGTATTGTGGTTGTTTCTTATAATTAAATCATTGGTGCTAAATAAGTTCTGC